CGTGTTATTGCTTTCGGAGCCTCAGTAGGTATTATCAACGCTGTCGGTAATGCCTTTAAGAGCCTTGTATTGCAGACGATTGAGGTTCAAAAGCAAATGACTGAAATCAATGTCATAATGCAAAAAAGCGTGACGGACATGGGGGCCATGCAGAGATCTCTATTCTCCATAGCAAAAGATACAGCTCAGTCTTTTGGTCTTGTCACTGAGGCTGCATTAGAGTTTTCCCGCCAAGGCATGAGCATGCAGGAAACCCTGAACGCAACCAAGCAGGCGATGATCTTGTCTCGTATTACTGCTCTTGACGCAGCAGAAGCGGTTAAAGGTCTTACTGCCGCTGTTAACGGATTTGCTGAAGCTGGAATTACTCATGCTCAAGTGGTGAATAAAATGTCTGCTGTAGATGTTCAATTTGCCGTAAGCACTGAAGACTTAATCCACGGGCTCGAAAGAGCTGGTGCAGTAGCTCAAGGCGCAAAAGTAAACTTTGATGAATTGATGGGTGCAATTACTGCCGCCCAACAAATTACAGCCCGAGGGGGCAACGTAATCGGTAACTCCTTCAAGACCATCTTTACAAGGATTCAAAGGCGTTCTACGATTAACAGGCTGGAAGAGCTTGGGATTGCAGTAAAAGACCTGCAGGGAAATACGCTTCCAGCAATGAAGATACTCAAAGAGCTCGCAATGACTTATGATGGACTTACTGATGCCACTAAAGCTGCTGTAGCTGAGCAAGTAGGTGGGGTATTTCAAATCAATATTTTAAGGGCGGCAATGAAAGACTTGTCTCGGGAGAATAGCGTATTTGCCCGAGCGACAAAAATTTCATCTAGAGCTACCGACGAAGCTACAAAGAAAAATATAGCTCTAAATCAAACGCTCGCTGCGCTTGCAGCCCAGACAGGAACCTCTATTCAGCAGTTATCTGAATCCCTAGGAAAGCTTACCATGGGCCCGGGTATAGAAAAAGTCTTAAAAACAATTAATACTCTTGCGGAGGGGGCTTTGGGTGGAATTGAGGCTGAAGGCCTCGGCGGAGACCTAGCAAGAGGAATGCTAAAGGGGTTTGGGAATATCCTCTCTGGTCCCGGCTTAATTTTGCTCGGCGGCATGTTTGTCAAACTCTTCGGAGAGGTAACCAAATTTGCCACAAAAAGTATGGCCAATATTATTGGCATTACAACTCAGAAGCAAAAACAAAAAGTTGTCGAAGAGGCTATTCTAAAAGTCCTAATGGAAAACGAAGGGGTTGAGGCTTCCCTGCTTGCAATGGGTAAAAACAGGGTCCTACAAGAAGAACATATTTTAAAATTAATCAAACAACAATCTGCCGCGTCAAAAGAGCGAGCTGCTATAGCTGCCGCCGTTACCCCGGGGATTGTAAAGGCTGGAGTAAGGGGCGCCGACCTTTCCCTAAAGAAGGGTTCTGGAGGCGTTATCCCCAAAGAAGATAAAGCTATAGAGCGGAAAGGAGCTATGGCTGGCGGGTACTCTCCCGGGTCGATCTCCAAAATAGACATTGAGGGAGTCGGCCCTGTAGTCTACAACAAAGCTGAAAAAGTAAAAAGATTTCCGGGCATGAAGCAAGAAGCTATTATGCCACCGAAGTCAAGTAGGGCTGGAGGGACTTATGCCAAGGAATTTAAAAAGGTCCACGGATTTAATCCATACGCCCAATCCGGCTATATACCTAATTATGGCATAGTCAATACGGGTGCCAGTAAAATTTTGGCGCTACCCAGAACAAACATGGTTACGCATGGGAGAGGCGACGGGCAAAGCACTCGTAGAATGGATGAAAAATACTCAAGGACCGGGGATAAAATACTCCTGACTGAAGTGGGTAGATTTGTCAGTCAAGGAGTTCCTTACGAGAAGCGGAATGTCCTCGGGAAGATTATGTCTAGACTCCTAGACAAGGGAATCGTCTCAATAACTAGGCCGGGACGTTTTGAAAAAGAAAAGTTCCGCGCAAACCCAAGGAGTAAGGATAAAGATTACGATCAATTTGAGACCCACATGGTAAAACAGCTATCATCTCAAGGGTACAGAAGTACGGGTAGGGTCATCGACCCAAAGACAAGAAAACTTATAGAGTCCGGCAATAATAACTATCCCCAAGATGCATTTGCAAAAGGGAAAGTCCCTAGAGAGTTTAAAATATCAAGAATAGACGAAAAGGATTTATTAAGTAAATCCATAAGAAGGACTACCGATTTAGACCCCGGGGATGTACTCTCTGGGAAGTATACTTCTGGGGACATAGCAAAAGGGAACGAATTTACCAGAGTGCTTAGAAGTAATTTTGGGCCAGATTCGGGCATGCACGACGAAGTCCTCATGGGGCTTTTGGACAAATTCGAAGCGTCTAACCTTAATTCTGCCATTAGGCTCATGGAACAAAAAGGCATTAAAGTCCCCCCGGGACAAGAAGCCTACACCGCAGCTATTCACGGACTCTCAAAAGGCCTAATCCCCAACTTCGCGAAGCCCGGCCTTCGTTTGCCCACGTGGAAGCATAAAGCTCGCTCGGCAATGCAAATTTACAAAGGCCTCAGCGCCAAAAGAGCCTCAAGTAAGGGGCCGGATATAAAAGCAAGAGACGCTCTTGCTAAAGCATGGGACGACACCTCAGACTATGCAACCACTGTCTCCAAAACCTTCCGAGGCAAACAAGAAAGAGGTAGACCTGTCAATCAGAAAGTTCTGGAAATAATGGAGAACCCAAACAAATATGGGTTTAATGCTGAATGGACTGGAGCAGAAGGTAGAAAAGCGGTACAATTTTTCTCTCAAAAGGGCAAGCTCGCAAACCCCGACTACCAAGCCATAGGCTCGCAAAACAATTTAGCAGGCGAAGCTCACTTTCAATCAGCCAGAGATATAGCTAAAAGTATTTGGGGGAAAGATTCTGTCTCAAGTGTGAAGGGTCGCTCAACCCCGATGGACATGCGAATTTCGAATCTTGGGTATTTAGACCCCAGAACTAGTGGAGCTCATGGCCCTTCTAAGATTTTCCATAAGATTCTGCGCCAGCTAGCCATGGACAATCCGCAGTACTTGAAGACCCGACTTTTGCGCGGGGGCAACTTCGATGGAATACATGGGCTCAAGAGAACGGCTGTTGGTCGAGGGGGAGACACAAGCAAGGCCTTTGGTTTTATGGAGATAGGCGGCAGTATGTCCAGAACCGCCCGGATTAGCGATATGAAAAAAGCCGATGGGAACATTCCATTCAAGGATGGCGTGTTTGCCGGCGGCGTCGGCAGGAAAGAGAAATATTGGAAAAGCATTCAGGATTGGTTTGATGGCCTTAGCCCCAAGGACCAAGCAAAGGTCATGAGGGCCAGAATGCACGGGGAATGGAAAATCATGCCGAAAGAGTCTCTAGACACTTTTGCCAATCAAGGCTTTATCCCTAACTTTGCCGCCAACCCCGCGCAGCACACAATGGCAAAACAGCTCGCAAAACAACGAGCAGAGAGAGAGAATGAATACATAGGTGCTGAGCGAGGGCAATTCAATGTGCTCAGAGACAAGTATGGGAAGATCACCTCCAATTACGTCAGGGGTTTGGACCGCCGCAACAATCCAGAATGGACACTGAGGAGGCCTCTCCTTAAATCAAAAGATCCAGATCAGTTTATTAGGGAAATTGAGAATTTCCTGCGTATGCATACAAGCGGTCGCCTTAGCGGTAGTTATTCTCACGGAATGAGATCGCATACGATTAAAAACTACCGTGGAGACGATGTCTCGATAGTTCGAGACGCTAGAGAAGGGCTTGGGGAGAGCGCTTATCAAAAGCCTCTACTCAGAGAAGATCGGATGTTTGAATACCAGCATGAGAAGACTACTGGCAATAAGACAAAGCAATACTATGGATCAGGAGCAGTTTCGTGGGGTAGACTTAAGGATCGATGGGGCGATAGCACTGGAGCCAGCCTTAGGACCGAAGGGTTCGCCAAGGGTAGCTACGCCCAAGGAAATCTAAATGTAACAGACGGGCACTTAAACAGAGGGGTAGTTAGGGTCGATGCGGACGAATTCGACGCATATGCCCCTACTCGCGCGCAAGAGGCGGCCACAGGCCTTGTCTTTGAAAAACAATTCGCGAAAAAAGATTTGTGGACAAAAAATAACGTTATCGAATTCTTCCGCACTGGGGATCCTTCTTTGCTAGGCATCGCTCACGGCGGGTTTGGCAGACCAATGTCTCGGGGTCAAAGCCCGCTCAATTGGCTTCAGGAACAAATAAGATCTGGGAAGCTGGAAAATGTCACATTTGACACTATGGGCGGATGGAATATAGGGCTACAGAAGGAGTTCGAAATAACCGAAGCTTCGTTAAGGAAATACAATCGCGAGCAACGTGACCCGAACAGAGTCGCTTCCAGCCTAGGGTTAATCCCTAATTTTGCTTTTGGAATGCAAGGCGGGAAAGCCTTTAGTTTCGGAGGCAAAAAGTCAGTTCAAGCAAAAAATGCATACAATCGCCAGCTTGCCTTAGCTGGCGGAGATATGAGGATGTTCAACAAGGAATACCCTCACCCCGCAATTTCTAGAGCAAGGACAGAAAGAGGGAATTATGCAGCAGCTCTTAGCGGAAAATCTATGGTATATGCCCCTCACGCAAAAGAGGCCCTCGACAGGAAAAACCTAGAAATCGCCCAAACCCTTCGAAGCCAAGCGAGAAAAGGATTAATCTCTGAACCACAAAAAGATCAATTAATAAAAGATCTTTACGATTGGGAGAAGATGCTCAAAATAGATAAAAATGTAAAAGACCAATCACTTAGGCTTAAAAATCTTGATAGATCCCTTACTGGCAAATCAAATTATGCACCAAACTTAGACGACATTACCCTCAGGAACGAGTGGGCCAGATACCTTAAAGAATCTAGGTATATGGACATGGACACTAGAATCGCTGAGAAATACCTAAGCAGATACGGCCCCACTCCGCCAGAAAGAGTTTTTAATGAGATGGGCATGATGAATCTATATGGGGTAAAAGGAGAATCCCCATGGTCTGTTAATACATTTGATAGTAGATACGGGGCGGCAAAGGGGGCTGGACTAGTCTTAAGGAACTCAGGCTACTCCAGCGGGATGATACCCAATTTTGCTATAATGAAGGGCTTCCCATCTGCCAAGCACTATACCACTAAATTTAAGCCAGCGCTGCAGGCAGCGGAAAGAAAGAAGGAGTATATCCGATACTTGCTCGAAGCTAGAACAAAAGCCCGCATTAGATATGACAGAACAGGAAGGCTATCCGACAAAAATGCGGCAGACTGGAAATCGGCAGAGATTCTTGCATTGCGAAAGCCCGGCAGTGACCACATGTCAATGGAGCACGAAAATATGTTTGGCGCAAAAGCTCGTCGAGCTGGCGCTCCCCCAAGAGATCTACTCGTCGCCTCATCAGGGCTTGTGCCTAATTTCTTTAATATATTAAGTATTGCAGGAGACAGAAAGCAACTGCTAAAAATGTGGCAAGGGAAACTTGACAAAGCGAAACACGCTGCTCGTTCAGGAGGCCCAAGAGCAGAAACCGACCCCTTGATTTCAAAGCTTAACGGCGAAGCGAATCACATATGGGATCAGCTTCAATTACTAAACCAAGGCAAGCCTTACAAGATCCCCAACTTTGCAAATATATCAAAAATAAAAGAGCTAGCCAAGAGAGGGGTTGGTGGAGAAAAAGCCAACGCCCAAAAGATGCTTGATAGATTTTCGATTAAATCAAAGTCAATGTTTGATGATATGATCATTGACGATTTTCTTAAGAATCCAAACATGCCTTATAAGGGCCCGTGGGGAAATACGGTTACAGACTATTTACTTTCAAAAGGATACAATAAAGAACAAATCCTAAAAGCTGCCACGTCTCCCGGCGGATATACCAGAGGAGGGATGTCTCAAGGCCTTATTCCTAATTTTGCAAGCCTTCCAGTCAGGCCCGGCATAGTCCCTGTTGCGGATGATATATTTCAGAACCTTTCCATGAAAAAGCGGGGGCCGCTTGATAGACTTCTGGATAAAGCCCCAAACAAGCAAGAGGTTATAGACGCTCTCCAGAAGATTGGCTGGGACAAGCTGGATGATGTCATGGAGATAATTCCACAGCTTGAGAGGCTTGGAATGAAGGTGGCAGACGTCCTTCCTAAATTTTTAAATTTCTTCCCGGGCGGCCTTATTCCGAACTTTGCCGACCCACTCGGCGCTGCCATATCAAGAGAGAAAGCTGCGGGCGTTCCCGCTAGCTTAATAAGAGTATCTCAATCAAACAGGCTAAAGGGCCCTCAAAATCCCGCCGGCTTGGCAGTGACGAACACAAGAGACGAGCCTAGAGGAGTGGGGCAGGGGATAAAGCGGGCTATATCAATGGGGATTGATCCCAAGACCCATGGAGCATCTAAGGGACGAGTCCCGTCGTTTGCGCTCCCTGCAGGGCTCGGTGGATCACCGCCCCTCGCGTTTGGCACGGCGCCCATAGCTGGCGTGGCTCCACTCTCCGTTCAATTCAAGGAACTTGGACTGTCTCTAGGCAGCGTCAATAAAGAAACCCTGCAGGCATCGACCTCCTTTCGTAAGTTTATTCAGGCCGCCCACAAAGGTGACTCATCGGTTACCAAACATGCCGCAGCACTTGACAAACACCTCCGCGCCCTTATTAAGGACGAAGCCGAACTAGCCAAGGTGACTGCATCTCTTAGCAGACTAGGTGCCGCAGCAAATAAGGCAGGCAAAAAAGGTACAGACGTTCCGGGTGGGGGCACGACGGGAGCAACCTCACCGCCACCAGCGCCTAAAACAGGAGGCGGAGGAGTTATGGGCTGGCTCTCAAATAGCCGAGTCTCAAATTGGGGCAAAAAAACAGGAGCCGCAATGAACCCCATGAAACCCGGCGGGTTTTTCCAGCAGTTCCACGCAGCGGGAACGGGCCGGATGCATGGCGGGACTAGTGGCATAATGGGGGCAGCTGGAGCGAAAGCGGGAAATTTCTTCGGAGGCCTGAATAGGCGCATGAACGCAAACCCCGGGGTAGGCATGGCTCTTATGATGGCGCCTATGATGACAGAGGCTGGGGCAGAATCCATTAGAGGCGGTAAGAGAAAATGGCAGAGAAGCAAGGGTAGCAGGGCCGCCTCGGGGGCCATGTCTGGACTGGGGGACGTCGCCATGTATACCGCTATGGGAAGCATGATTGCTCCGGGCCCTTGGGGCACCGCAATTGGAGCGACGGTTGGCACTGTTGTAGCGCTAAATAAAGTATTCAACGAAATGAAGTTAACTGCTGCTGATGTTGGCGAAAGAAACCAGCATCTTGCGTCAGAAATGGATAACGCGGTACAGTCCGTGTCTAAATTTACTCGCCTCGAAAAGAAGCAAGAAGAAAGGCTTAGGGCAGGAGATTATAAAGGATCGGAATCTATGCAAACTCAACTTAACGAAGCAAGAAGGGAAATGCAAGATTCGTTTGGTAGAGAGTTTGCCTTCAAATATGAAGATGCAGATGCATCAGAAAGGCAAGAAATGCTTGATAAGGCTCAAGACGCAAAAAGCGCTCAGGCGTCCATCGCCGGAGTTGATTCTGCGCTTGCAAAAATAGCAGAGACTGACTTGGCAGGCACAGGTAGCGTGCAGGCTATAATGGGTCGCGGAAAAGGGGAGATGGGCTACACCAGCGTGGGCATGGGCATTCAAACAGGTCTTATGTCAATAACCGGGGGTATCTCACAAGCCCTAGGTCTGTCCTTTTCCCAGAACAAGGGCGAGTTGATTCCGAGAGTCAACTTCATGGATTACGCAAGTGCGGGAGAGTTCTTTAGTGGAGGCGTATCTGAGAAAGACAAGGCAATGCAAGTGGCGCAATTCGAGGCTCTTGAGTCAGATATGCAATCCGCAGGCGCAGCAGTCAGAGGGCTAGACCCAGTCTTAAGTAGTAGAGGCAAGCAAATGCTGGAGGCCTATATGGGTGATGAACGCTTTAAAACGCTAAGGGAACAAAGCGCAGCGGGAGCAGGTGGCTATGATGAAAGTTTGGCAGAGACCATGTCTGAAAGCGGAGCCGCATTATTCCTTAAGCTTAAAGAGCAAATAGATCCAAAGATTCAAGGAGAACAAAGAACCCTCATAGAAAAACAACTGCAGGCGCTGTCAGAAAACATGGCGGCTAATGACGAGTCTGATGAAACTCAAGCAGTTATGGGCTTTTTCGGCAAGGGTTATATGGATGCTGCTACCGAAGAATTTGACATAAGAAATAAACATCTCGAATTCCTCCGGTCGCACTTTGCCAACTTTAACAAGTCCCTAAAATATATGATGGGAGATGTTTCCTCTCACTTTAAGGTTATTAGCCAGAGAATGAACGAGGAAAGACAGGGATTCCAAGCCTCCGGAGGTGCGCTTAAGTCGGGCGGCATTGGGCTTAACGAGGCGGGAATGATAAGAGTGACCCAAGCTCTCGACAGAATCTCCATGGAGATGAAGCATTCTAAATCCCTTGAGGACAATAGGCAGAAAACCTTCAAGGACATCTCGACTAGCGTCCAAAAACATGGCCTCACCTCGATGACGGGTAGAAGCGCATTCGGTTCGGAGTCAACGCTAGTCTCGGAGGTGCAAAACTTTATGATAGCCCAAGGGGCGCTAGAGGAAGGGGCCGACCTCCGCTCCCTGTTCACAGGAAACCCCACTGAACGAATGGCAGAAGCTTTTTCGGAGTATATAAAAGAAGGTCAAATCGATTACAATGACCTACTCGCGAGAACCAAAAACGTCACGAATAGGGAAGCTCAAGGCTTAACAGATAAGGCTTGGAAAGAGGTGATGGATGTTAAAGGCACCGAGAGGAAAGTCACTGCGGACGAATGGGATGAAGGCTCCGATTGGATTTTCGACTCCTCCTATCACAGTCGGAATGCGTATGGGTTCGCAATGGGCACCAGAGACGAAGTTGCTGCAAGATATGCAAAAGACTCAGGACGACATATGGTCGAAGGAGACACGATGCATGGCGAGGATGCTCGCATTGGCGAAGAACTACGCAAAAGATTTGGAGAGCTTAGAGACCAATTTACCAAATCAGGTGATTTAGATATAGAGGGCTTCACGGATGCAGTTAAATCGATACAAGATGGCATGCAAGTTTATTCAGTCACGCAAGCTCAAATGAGAGAGAATGAGTGGACCACTGAACACGCCGAGGAAAAGTGGTGGGCGTCGGGGGGGTATATAGCAAGCACCAACGTGCATAGCGAAAGTGTGGGTGTCCAGCAGGCTGTATCTGAAACTCTCTGGGACAAACTTAGCACTTGGCAAGCGAAAGAAATTGCAAGGCTCAAACAACAAGCTAAAGAGAAATCTCAAAAACATCTTGCCGACATTCAAACAGAAGATGCAGAGGATTCAATTGAGGCGGCGATGAAGGCTCTTCAGGCGGTAGGCACAGCAATCCGACTGAACGCCAGTCAAGAGTCTAGAGATATGATGGAGATTATTCAGAAAAACCGAGAATCATATGATCTACTTAAAAACGCCAACCAAATCGAAACCCAATTGTTTAATATGCGAAATACCATGGCGTTGGAGGGGGCTCAACTCGTTGAGCTCTCGATTAATTCTCAGAGAATTGCAATGGATAGAATCGCTAAACTAAATCTAGAAAGCGTGGCTACTGGCGATGAAAGCTTTAAAGCGAAAGGCTCTCAGGCAAACCTTGAAAAAATCGAGAGAGACGAAGAAAGAAGGAAGAAGATTGAATCTGCCGTTATCGACCTTGAAGTTGCCGATAAGCAAATGGATCCATTTGAAGCGCTTATTCATAGCATAAAGCGGCGTTCCGAACAAGATCAAAAATCACTCCTTCGTAGAAAAGCTGGCGAACTTTCTTTGGCTAGCGACACATTAATCGGAGATCTTACCCCTCAATCTCTGGAGGCTAAAGGTGGCACTCAAATACATGCAGTCAACTTTTCGGAACTTCACAAACGCTCGAAAGCCAGAATGACAGAAGCGGAAGAAAAGTATATGCCTCATTTTGAAAAGATGAAGGAACTGTTAATGAAGGAGGATTTTACCGAGGCCCTCGGCACTAGGGATTGGCCCAACATTAAGAATGCGATAAACGCAGCGATTGACCCGGGTGAGTTGAATGCAATATTTGCAGCACTTGCTGCTAAAGAACTTAAGGATGGAACTAAAGAGATTGGTTCTTTTAAAAATCTTAGTGAGGATACGAGGAAGCTTATGCTCGACAAGCATGACAATGACAATATGGCCAACTGGAAATCGCCTGAGGCAGCCTTAGACGTTGGGAGAAAGCTTGAGAATCATGCAGGGATAAAAAAAGCAAGGGACAAAATGGTGCAGTTTTGGCTGGAATACGAGCAGGCCCAGCGATTATCTACAGAGTCCATGGGGCAGGCAGATTTCAAATCTTATCTTAATGTAATTAATGAGAGAAACAAAGCTTCTTCAGAACTTACGAAAGGGATTTTGGGGGCAAAGAAAAAATTTGATAACGAATTAGCTCAGATTAACAACAAATTCAAGAGCGATCCCGCGAAATTGGAAAGGGCGCAGGCTGGCATTTTAAAGCAATTCAGGGATTCCCTAATCAATTTCTATGGAAAATTATACGACGATGAATTTATTACAGGACAGGCCCCGTCAGGCTTTACGCTGCCCAGCGGCAAAAGCCCTAGCGACAAGGAATATTATCAATATTCAGTTTTAGGTATGCATGGAGGCATGAAAGGCCAAAAGGGCGTACATCACGCCGCCGCGCAAGAGGAGCTAAAAAAGCAGCAGGCTGTCTATACAGCAGTTAGAAATGAAATGGGGAAGACAGACAAATCCGGAAGCTTCGTGGCAGACCCAAAGGAGATATTACAAAGATTTGACAAGATAGCAAAAGAAGGGCTCAGTGGAGTTTTGGATATAAATACGTTATTGGATCAAATAGACCCGGATCGAAAGGCTAGGATGGCCGAGGAAACGGATAAAATGCTTGCACAGCAAAAGAATATCTCGGTTCAAGAAAAGTTAACCCAAACCATGGATACACTCTCTCATTCAGTTACTAGAACCGCACAAAGAATGGACGACGCAACAAACATGGCCGCCTCAATCATACAAGAATATGGAAATATGGAGCTGACTACTGGAGGCATGACTGACGTCGAGCGAGCCAATAGAAGAAGAAGTATAACCGGGGTTACTACTGCGCTAGGAAATCGCAACCAACAAGCGCAACTCCAGAGAGAGGGCTTTCTCTCCCTATTAAGGAAGATCCCCGGAGTGTCTACCGCAGGACCTGAGAGAGCGACTAGATTAAAAGAGATGGCGGAGCTCATACCCAAGATGAAGCCGTTGAGTCCTGAGGAATACAAAAAAACAATGGATTCTTTTGTTGGAAAGGCTGGCCTCGACATGTCCTCCAACGCTTTTTCAGGGCCGTCTTCCACAGAACTTTCATCCTCCACAGGAATGAAATGGATGGAGCTTCGAAGCGCTAGTGGAAAAGGGCATCAAGAAAAATTAAGAACTGAGATGAATAAGCAGGCTATTTCGCTCAGAGAGCTAATCGATACTCAAGATTCAGAGATTCAGAAGAGGCAGGCGTTAAATAGAGTTCTTGAAGAGAACGAAAGATACCTCCAGTCTTTTGGCGCAGGTGTTTCCAGTGCGATTGGCGACATCCGAACTAGGATAGCTAATCAAGAAGCTCGACGAGGGGAGGGTTTAGTCAATGCGGTCAGGGATGGATTGAAGACAAAAATTCAAGGGGGTTTTGATAAATCAGAGGGCGAAAGCTTTTGGAAACACATGAACGATGCCCGCAGGGAAGCAGACGCTGCCAACGCCGCAGACCAAGCGACAAACATTGTATTTGGCACGGGCTTGGGAGATCTCGCCGGAGCCCTTGGAATAGAAAGTATGGCTGGATTTAACATGCAAAAATTCTGGGACCCCGAGGGCTTTAAAAGGAAAGAAGAAGTCGACAGAGTGTTGAAAAACGCAGAAGTCACGGACGGGAAAGGCAACGTAATTGGCACAGATATGAGCCAACTATCTGACCAAGAACTTGCCATACTCACGGCTCACCAACTTGACAGCAACACCCTCCAACAATTGCAATTTGGGGTACAAGGCCAAATCCTGCAGAACACCTCCGAAATGAATGCCAGCCTCAAAACGCTCGCAGGCGGAAAAGGCGGCCCAACCGCTGGCAATACTCCGGGAGACCCAACCTCGGCACCGGGCCCGCTGACCCCACAAACAGTGAATGACCCAGCCACCAAGGCAGCGGTTGAAGCAGGCACGAATGCAAATATTGAAAATAGAGTCGCAACTGCCACCGAAACAACTGGAGTCCTCACGGGAGCCATGGAGGCCACAGCTGCGGTTACTGTTAACGCCACCAAAACAGCCATGCAGGCCCAACAAGGCAAATTTGGATCTGCGCTAGCCTCCCTAGGATCTATGGGCAAGAAGGCTTGGGGAGGCGTAAAATCAGGTTGGAATTCGATCTTTGGTGATGACGCAGAAGCCGCCAACCGTGGCGGAATAATACACAAATTTGCTAGGGGTGGAGGCGTAGGCATGTGGGGAGGCACCCACGCCACCGACAATATTCCCGCCTTGTTGACTGGCGGCGAGTTTGTAATGAGAAAAGAAGCTGTAGAAAAATATGGCACAGGCATGATGGAAGCGCTGAACAGAGGTACCGCAAAAGGCTTCAACCAAGGAGGAGATATATTTGCGAATCCGAAGATAATTGCAAAAGGTGGGCCCAAAACCACCTTCGGCATGGGAGGAGGACCCAATCAATGGAGTTCTAAAGCTGAAGGAGATATGAAAGCTGGCGACTTTACGCTTAAAAGAGATAAAGCATCCAGCAGCTTATGGAAGAAGACTGACGCTACCACAGGCGAAACCAGCACAAACTGGGGTAATGTAGGTAACGCTAGTCTGGCTGCTTTGGATGTGGTTGGGCAAGTTGGAATGGGCTACAAGAGTTATAGGGACGGCAAAAAGCAAAGAGCTGCCGAGGTCGCGAAAGAAAGAGCGGACATGGACAAGATGAGACGAGAAAGGGACTGGGAGTTGCTCCGCCCGTTCGAATATTATGACATGGCCGCAGACGAAATTGACTTGGGCGGGATTGGTGGTGGTCAAACTGTCGAAGGGTTGGGAGGGATAAAACTCTCCGCGAAAGCCATGCTTGGCCTAGTGGGCGCAGGGAGCGATAAATACTCCCAAGACCTATATAGCCTGCAAGGATCAATGCATAAAAACAAAATATATGATCGACTCGCAGATATCGAACACGCCAAAAAGGTCGCCTACTACAAAGCTGTAGACAGTTATGAGAAGAAAATGTTTATCGCCCAAACAATGGTGGATGTAGGCAGCGCGATAGCCTCGATGAGTGGAGTACCCGGTGCTTCGGAATTTATGCAGCAAGCAAATACGGTTAAGAATATCACTGCAGGATTCCAAGCCCTTGCAGGAGTCACAGACAAAACCCAGCAAGGGGCACCTTCATGGGGCGACAGAAAAGCGGCGGAGGATCCCGATAGAGATCTCGCTCCACCGGGCTTCAGTATCAATCAATGGAAAAACAGACAACGCCTATACTCCAAATATTCCAAAATCAGAACTGGTGGCGAAAGCGCGGCCGATCTATGGATGGGAGGCTTTGAGCTTACTGCTCCCGGAGAAAGGGCATACAATCCTTCCCTGTACGGCGAAGCGACGAAGAAAAAGAACTTCTTTGGAGGCCCAATAGAACTGTATAAAGGCGGAAGCGCTGCCAGTGACGACGCATCTAGAATCACCGGAGCGTCTAGCAATGATCTTTCAGGCGCTGGCCGATCAGGCAGGGCCCTAACTGGCTATGACAGTAACAATAACGATATATACCAATCCTTCGCCCGTGGGGGTCCAACGAGACAGACAATTCCCAACCTTCAGCAAAGGCAATGGAAAATAGGCGCCGAACTTGTAGATAGGATAAATACAGAAAAAATGGCTCAAATAAATCTTGATGACTTTGAAGTCCAAGAAATTGATGATGCATTTCAGCTCCCCGAATCAGTGCTAGGGTCTATAGGCGGTGGGAGCTTTGGGCCAATGGCAAACCCAGCGCTTATAGCTTCTATGGCTCGTGGATTTGATTACCTCGCTACAAAAAGATCTCAGGGCGGAGATATTGCTTGGTGGCACTCCGGTAGCCCTCAAGGAGTATTCGAGGCTGCAGTAGGAGGTCTTGTAGGGCTAGCGAAAGGAATAACATCCTCAGTCCTAAAGCTTGCTGCGGGCGGTCCACTAGGTCATGTAAGAAACCTTAAGATAGAGCCAGACCTCGCTCGTGGAGTTACGGGGGCGTCAATCGCAGCCTATTCTTCTTCTGTTGGTCATGGCAGTGACAGTTCCTTGTTTAAGCATTTGGACTCAAATGTAAAAACCGCAGGGTTGGCGAGAAAAGGAGAGGCAGGCTTTAAGCCCGTGCAACGATCCCACATCGCTGCAGAAAAATCTTCCGGTGGAATAGTGGGGCTTCAGTCTTTAGCTAAATACTCTTTTGGAGGTACAGTTACTGGAGGCTCCGGAGTCAGGGACGACGTACCTGCCCTACTTTCAGATGGCGAATATGTGATTAAGAAAAGTTCTGCGATGAGGCTCGGGACTCACCTCTTGGATCAAATAAACAGCGGTAAAAAGAGTATTAGTAAATTTGCCGGGGGAGGATCAGTTGGCGGAGAAAACATTACGGTAGAGGAGGGTGGATCCCAAGACGTAACTCATAACATTTCCCAAAACTTTACCTTCAATATAAGTAAAGAAGGAAGCTCTCAAAGCGAAGATACAAACGGAGACGAGATGAACGACAATGAAAAAGAAAAGGAATTTGGCAGAAGGGTTCGCACCGCATGTCTTAAGGTTATCGAGGAAGAACGCAGGATTGGCGGATTACTCCATTAGGCTTTATGAATATAAGAACGAGCCTAGGTCCCTATGAGCAGCAAGTACTCGTAAATAACACCTTCATCCCCGGGGTGGAGAGTTTTGACGGTACTTATGAAACTTCCCAAATCCCGATTAATGCGGTGGGCAAGGGCTACACGCAAAGCCTTATAGATCAGCCACCCAGAGGAGCGTTTAGCATGACTAGGAATATGCTCTATGTTGATCCTCTCATCAACTTTACCGGTGAAGACCCTATGAAAATTAGGGTGGTATATCCTAATGCCAATAATGTAGGCGACGCGTCTCTAGACATTAAGGACGCCTACATGTCCAACTACTCAGTAAGCTGCTCAGTCGGGAGCCTACCCCAAATAAACAATTCGTTTGATGTTTATGGAGATATGGGGTCCACTATATTTTTTAATGATAATTATATTGATCCGAACTTTATAAACAATCAAGTATGGGAGAAAAATTCGGTCACTCTCAACCCTGACAGTAACGGATTCCCTATAAAAAGCCCTAGGGGAATTAATGAAGCTACTTCTCTTTTGTTCGGGAATGATGGAAGCGGGAAGGGTCGACTTAAAGCTTCTGTCGACAATATGGCCATGCACGAAACGTTTATGCTGACCTGCCAAGCAAAGCTAATTGATGCCCCGGCAAATTCAACACTCTCTATTTACATAACTGAAAGCGACGAGAACTCCAAGGGCAGAAAGGATATAGATGTCTCTAAGTTTAATAAAGACGAGTGGACGAAAATAAATATAAAACTAACAAGAGATACCCCTCTCCCTACCGTGGGGAATATTGATCTAAATATAGAATCTGATGCGGGAGTAAAAATAGCTTTATTTAATTTTAATTTTGTTAAAGTCGAAGAGATAGAATTTAATCAAGAAGATTCCATTCCTAATGACGGGAGTATTCACATCACCTGTGAGGGAAGTGAGACAAACTCAGTTAAAAGCTTTGAGTATTCAATTAATGTTAATCGCAAGCCGTTCTTTGTAGTGGGAGACTTAGAGCCTAAAATCGTCGAAACGATATACCCTATGACCATTGACGCTCGGTTTACAATGGAGCTTAATGACTATGAAGCGCAAAACATGAAGGATGTCTTTGCTACAAAAAAACTAAGAGATATTGATATAGTAATTAAAAATAGGTACAATACATTTAATGGGGAGTCTGAATTCCCCCATATTACAGATACGATGTCTAAAACAGACAATCGGCCGATAAACGCATGGCAAGGTAACGCGATAAAGCTTCAAAATGTAACGGGAGAAACTGTGAACCAAAATTATTCTGATGCGCACCCTTCTGCCCAGACTAAAAGTCTAATAACTCCTCCTCCTCCCGTCAAAGGATTTAGCGTTTGGAAAATCCACCGAATCAAAAACCATGTTTGGCAGACGGCAGCGAAAGGGAGCGACCCTTCTGCTGCGGTAGGCATTACAGGTAGAAAGATAGAAGATTACTATGGCTTCGGACGGGACTATACCTTTTCTACTTACGTTTGGATTCCGGGCAATATAGGCGCAGAGCAAATATCAAATATATTTGCAGTTCAATACGATGATGACGCTATTAGCCATGCTCCGGGACCAGTTCACAGCACAGACAGTCAGCTCTCGGGGAGCAGAGAGGTTCAGGAGCGAGGAGACAGCCATCTAAACCATATAATTCTTGGCCTCGCTTCTGGGAGCACGATAGACATTACTGACGCAGACAGTGTTCAACCCGCAAGTGCTACGGAGATAGGCAACTGGCAGAGGGTTTCAGCATCCTTCAGGCCTGACATGTCTCTGTCAGCCACACATCCTCACTTTGCCGTAATATTAGCCATTAGCCTTCCTCACGACTCTCCTGACTCCAGCGGTAACCCCTCTGGGATAGAATCTCACACTTACTTGTCTTGCACTCAAATTGAAAATCTAGACAAACCAACTCCATTTAAGACTGAAGGCTTCTTTACTCTTCCTGTTAAAAACGCCCATCTCGTGAGCGAGAGCTTTGGAGGGGACTCTCAAGACGGCTCTGTCGTAAATTTAACTTACAGGGGGTATATTAACCAGCCGGGGAGCGAATGTGCGCCCCCCGCGCCTCTTCCTTTTGCGGAAATCGACTGGCCTAAGCCGGGCGTTCCTAATGCTTCGTTTTCCTTTTACGCCGTTCCTAGCACCTCATCATTGGGTGGAGAAAGGTTTTGCGTTACTAATTTTGGCAATTTCAATGGTACATATATTGAGGGTACGGCCGTATGGAATGGAAGGCCGATCTTTATGAAGGAGGACGGTAGTGCTGTAATGTATTACGGTCAAGGCACCCCAGCAAATACTCTAGATGGAGGTCATCATGCTGATGCCTACGGAAGCTACCCCTCTGACTTTGAGCATGCTTGGTTTATTAGCTTCTATGTACCGGGACAAGAAATTGGGTCTCAGTCTAGCAATCGACAGGTTGGCGTAGACAACACGGGCTCCAGAACCCCATCCTCTTCCATCTGGGAAGATGTGGTCGTAAATATAGGGGAATGCTAATGAGTAGTCATTCTGGAACAGCGCCTCTAACAATACAGTTTCAAAATGAAACTACAGGCCAGACAACGGGATTCTTGTGGGATTTTGATGACGGCAAGACTTCAACGGCCTTCAATCCAGTGCATGTTTTCGATAGGCCCGGAACTTACAATGTCACACTAACCGCAACTGGAGACGGAGGGAATAACGTAACCATGCATACTATTGTGGTTGAAACCCCTGCCCCACACGCCTTTTTCTCGGCGAGCCTAGAAAGCGGAGACGCGCCACTTACAGTGGGGTTTACTAATGAAAGCACCGGAGGATTCGCATCTGGCTGGCTCTGGAGCTTTGGTGACGGCCAGACATCCAACAGCGAACATGTAACGCATACGTTCTCGAATCCCGGGACATATAATGTAACATTAACAGCTACGGGTACGGACGTACCTCCGTCTGTTTATACAAAAACCATTGAGGTTCTTGTTCCTGCTCCTATTGCAAAGTGGGAACCTGATACTTGGTATGGTCAAATTCCGCTAACAGTCAATTTTCAAAATTTAACTACTGGGCAAGGCCCAATAAGCTATCTATGGGAGTTTGGGGAGGGAGAAGGCACTTCCACGGAAGCCGAACCGACTCACACTTACAATACCTACGGAACCTATAGTGTGGTACTTACGGCGACGGGGGCAGACGGACGAAGCACTCAGTATATGCAATTAATAGGGGCGAACCTTACCCCCACAACAGCATTTTCCGTATCTCCCATCCAAGGCGATGCCCCTCTCACTGTCGATATAACAAATAAAACCACGGGTCAAGTAACGTCTTGGAATTGGCAATTCGGGCAAGACGGTGATCTTGGTAGCTCTTCGTTAGAGGACCCCGGTCAATTTACTTTTAACGACCCGGGTATTTACCCTATAGTGCTAACTGCAGTAGGAAACGCAGGGACATCCGTAGTCTCTAGAGATATAACTGTTTTTGGTGACGATCCTGTCGCATCTTTCACCGTTCCCGCAAATATACGAGTCGGAGAATCGGTGACAATCATTAACAACAGCACAAATGCAGTCTCTTATGACTGGTCTTGGGGAAATGGGCTTTCCTCTTCAGTTTCGTATGATGGAGCTACTTCTAGCCCCGCTTATACGGCCACTGGGGACTTTACTATAACCCTAACCGCAACCTCCACATCAGGAGCCCAAAACACCGCCTCACATACCTTTACAGTGTCTGAGGCATCTTCTAGCCCTAAGGCTTTGTTTGATTTGAAATTTACAGATTCAGGAGACATTGGTCCCCCGCACGATTCTGGCCAAAATATTACAAGCTCACATGGCTTAGAGACCATTGTTAACACCAATGAACTCGCCGACGGATCTCCTTCTAAAGTTCTTCATAACATTGATAACGCCACAAACAAAATACCAAACCGCTCAAGGATAAAAATATACAACCGTTCTATTCCCGGATCAACGGCTGACCCACTAACTGAATATCAGTTGCAGTACGATTTAGGCGATGCAGTACTAACTGAAGTTGTAGACTGCGACTATTCAGGAAGCGGAAGCATGAATGTCGCCCGAATCAATGGAGTTACGGGGAATTGGGGAGGAACACCGATGGACCTTACGGTATTAGACGGCGTGCCAATCCCTCAATGCCATGACGCTGATGGCCACGCAGGAGCTCTAGTTTATTTTCCTCAATTCTCAATCAAAACAGGAAATAGTGCGGTAGTTAAGATCAAGCTCACGGTTAAAGATTCAAACGGAAACACCGATTCAATAGAAAAAGCATTTAGAATATGGGATCTAGCTGCAAAGACCTCTGCCTCGGATACCCCGAAAGCTGCAAGCGCAGATATTGAGGCTTGGCGGGCGACATATTTAGGACCTTACCACGAAGAGTCTAACCCTATAGATAAAGTAACCGAAGATAAGGATGGAGGTAAAATTTGGAACACAGGAACTCCATTTGACTTTTACGTGCCTAATTTTGGGTCCGGAGATACGCTTTGCGATGCTTTTGAGGTTATGGTCTGGAGAATGAAAAAGCCTCCTTCTTGGCTTACTGATATATTGAAGGATCGAACATACGATCCCCTGCTCCATTTTGGAACCCGATGGCACTTTTATCCCGGCCTAGGCATCGATTACAGTAAAGCTCACCACACTTTAGTCTGGAAAAATGGATGTGCAGGATGGGGACAAACAAATAACATGCAGTTTAATTATAATCTCGACCGTTTGGGCGGCGCTAATGATTCTCCATACAACCCCGTAGGAAAATCGTGGACAGTAACCCGCACCAATCCAGATTATAATAAGCTAAGATTGACCTATGTAAAAAAAGTAGGGTCAAACCTAGAGACTCTTGGAGTAGAATATTCCGGAAATACAGCAAAGGATGGAAACTTTACGGGGGATGACCTTTCTGAGATTCAAGTGGCAAACAAAGGAGCTAGGTATATGCTCGACTCCGCAACCAACGCACGAAGCACAATGGCCGGTACCCCGTCTCATTCTTGGTATGGTTACAGAATTGGCTTCTTTGATGAAATGTGGACCGACAACAGCGTAAAAGACGCTACAGAATCCAATGAGATTGTAATTTGCGAAAGGCCAGATGACCTTCGCGAATATAATGCGCTAGTAGCCGCCATTAACGATAACGATCCTAGCGCAGTAATCGCGACTAGGAAGGGCTTGGGCATGATAGATGGATTTGGCTGGATTGTTTGGCTATACGATGGTAAAGGGGTCCCGTATATAGGCGACTCCCCAGATCTTGGTAGAAACGCCACGTCTTCAGATGTAACCCTTTGGGAGGCTAATCATAATGGCAAGTATGTAGTCTCACACACCGATTATGCAATAAAGAAATGTGGCAAAAAAGAATCCGCAGTGAAGATTATTTCCGCCGGCTCCGCATCTGGAGCGACGGGAGCAAATTGGGACAACATAGGCGCAACAGATGAGATCATAAACACAGGCACTACAAGCGCAGGAACTGCCGATTTTACGATAGGTCAATACACCGGCAGAGGCAATGCTCACATAGTTAGACTAGAAAATATTTCCAAGGACTCTAATGGAAAATGCGTTAGAAATAAACATGGAGCTTCTGTGTCGGGCGAAACCAAGATAGGCGGCTGGAAATGGACATTTGATACTCCCAAAACCCGAGCGACCTTTCATGGCGGGCGAATTTGGCCTACCTCCAAAGGCCATCATGCTAGGTTTGGAGGGTCGCCTAGCTGGGGCAGAATTGGTGACGTAGCCTTACGACCAAGTGAAACGGGCGACCCGGCTAGCGAAAAGTTTCAGCATAGATATATATATAGTAGATTAATTCATGACCTTTGGTATTCTACCGCTGGCGAACTAGTTAGGCTGCCCGGCGGGGCTCCCTATGAAGCTTCGTTTGACGGGCCATGGAAGTGGGCGAAAGGCCCCGGGCTTTCAGGGGGAGGAGGCTCATTTCCATACCCCATAAGCGAAAATGCCATATTTACAGGTGGGCCTGTTGGAGCTTATAGTCCCGATAACCTTTCTATGTTTAAAAATACTTCAACTGGGTATTTAATTTGCCAGTCCGGAGATACCAATATAGTTGAGCACAGCTTTGCGGGTGGAATCTACTACCCCTCCAGCCTAGGGTCAACTTGCAAGGCGTCTTGGATTACCGACACAGTGGGCCCCACCAATCGCTACGAGGACAAGAAAGGGTGGCTCTTTCTTAATGGATGTCACTTGTACGCCTCCAAAAAAGGAGCCGCAGGATGGAGCCGGGCGGAAGCAAAGGCCGCAGGCGGCGGCAGCGATTGGTATACTGCCGATAACTGGTGGCAAGGAGATATTCAAGACGCCTTAGTGAATCCTCCAAGCGGCCTCGAAGCCGGATCCTTGGACTCTGCTTCGATTAAGCTCCAAGAGGGCACTATATATCAAATTGGGCTGGAAATTTGGCCAATAGGTGGTCGAGAAGGCGATCCAAGAAACAGCATCAAAAGAAAAACATTTACACTTCCCGCTGGAGTGCCTACAAATACTAGCGCTGAGAACTATTGGCCCAGCAATTCCCTTATTCACTTAGACCTACTAATGAGGGACTGGAAATACCAGCCGGATTGGGCTTCGTCTCAAATTGGGTGGATGAAAGGGTGCTGGATTAGTGCGAATGAATATGCTAAATGGTCGCCGCCGCACGCAATGAGTACAGGCTTTTGGTTTAATGGGACTGAGCAAAGTTGGGGGAGTCCAGTTTGAATTACATTAACTACAGCAAGTGTCTAGTGACACTTAACAATAGACGAATCTTCGCCCATAAAGCAGGAATAACTGTTAATAACAATGTCGAGGGAGTGCGAAATATAGACTCTACCCCTTATCGACAAATAATAAGAGACCCAATCAAAGGAGCTCTTGATATTGATTTTTATATTACAGACGAATTTGAAGATCTTAATCCTTTGAGGATAGCAAATTGCACCACTGAGAATAACATCGTGCGCAATCATAATTTTAGCGCCAAGCATCCAGTAAAAGAGATAAACGAGTATGAGAGGAGCGCAGTCTACCCCCGTGGGAACTTTGGAGAATTTTATCCCAACAATCAGATGCTCCACGGATGGCACCTCAGAACGAGCCATTCTCAAGTAACAGTACGAGTGGGTCTTCCCGAATTCAAAGAGGGCGGGGCAAACTATAAGGGGCTTGGAATCAACAATTCCTCAGCCTTAATAATCGACAGTAACGGTGTGCATGGGGGCGCTGCAGAGATAACCCAAAAATCCATATTTAATAGCTCTTTAGATGCAAAATATATGGTGGAAGTCACCGCCAAAACAAAGGATCCTAAACTTCAAACTAAAATGAGGGTTGCTGGGTCTATGGAGGTTGGAATCCTTTCGGATCAATACCAAACATATTTATTTGAAGTTGACGCTAGCTCTGGAGAGGACCTGCGAATCCAATTCAAGGAAGACGATTTTTTACATCAAACAGTTTATCTAGGTTCGGTTAAGGCGTACCTAAAGAAGGGAGAAAACTTTCATGACGGATTTTCTGGCTCGATAGGCCCACTGACCTTTGCCGATGCGTATATGACTGGGTTTAGCTTTAACGCCAGACCCTTTTCCCCCATCATGGCATCTGCAAAGTTCGATGTATACGGTCACGTTTCAGGACAGCCAGAGAGGGATGGCTTTTGCAAGGGAGACGTAAATTTTCACAATAACGGAATTCTTGGAATGGAAGACAATCCAGATATTTACGAGAGCCCAATACCCCATGGAGGTCAAAGTAATTTTTTCTCTATAACTGATATAGGAATAACTGAAGCCTTGGAATTTTCCTATTCCCTATCTATTCAGAGGCGAGCCAATCATGAAATAGGAGATCTTTATCCGAAAACGGTTACCAGAGGGACGTCGAATGTAAAAATGACACTCAAAGGAGAGGGGTTAAGTGACGCCTTGTCATTTAAGGGTAATAACGCCAGTATTGCCATTAGCCTCTTTAATATCTCTGGCAATAAAATCCAAAAAACCGCAGAAGGTGCCTTGCTGGACTTTGATGCTTCAAGGGACAGCGGAAAGGTGCGGCGACCTGAGGACTGTGTTGTCGGCAGCTGCTCTGTACTTTCGGACATAGATGATTTTCAATCTTATGTAATAAACGATGGGGTTAGTTTTAAAGATAAATCCTGCCATTTCTTTGGGGATGATTCCCTTCAGGTCGTTGATGTTGCTGGGAAATCGTGGAGTTTTGGGAAACTCACTGGAGACATGACCCTTGAATGTCTGTTTAAGATATCTGCAAGTCATAATTCCACGGTAAGCGGGGACGCCGGATATATCAGACTAATAGGTAGAGGGGATATTAATCAACGCACTTATGGATTGTGGTATAGTGTCAAGGACCAAGCATTCCTTTTTCAGCAATACGGGCCCGCAGGAAAGATTAACGTTAGATCCAATAGGCATGAGTTTGATCAGTCAACCGCAGGAATAGTTGACCCTGACCACATAAAAACTGACACATGGTATTACCTCACGGCGACTCGCAATGCAGGCCAAAACAATCTATTTCTTAATGGAAAGCTTATCGGATCTGAGCCTAACGACGGCTTAGTTCCATATAATAACTACAGCCCATTAAATAATCTAACAATAGGTTATGCAGGCTTCTATGAGCATCATGTAGGTGAAATATCTTCGTGCAGAATCTATAATAGAGCCCTCTCTAATAAAGAGGTCAGCCAAAACTTTACAAACTTTAGTTGTTCGGGTAAAATAATAAGTCAAGATATATCGGTGGGAGTTAATGATGTTCTGCAAGGTTCAATCACAATTGAAGAGGAATTATAATGGGGTATAGCACTACAGATTCTAATATAAATATCTCTACTCCAGACTGGGTGCTTGGACAGGAATATAAAAAATATGATATTATTAATGGATCTAATACATCCGTGTTTGACTATCAAGGAATTCATACTAACTTTTTTATCCCTGCAGGCGCACATTTTGTAGTCAAGAAACACTATGCAGAAATTTATCAACCATCCAACAGCAATGAGCTTGTGGGCTATAGCAAGCCATTCCTTTTAAGAGATCTTTCGTGTGGGTACGCACTCCACTATAAAACATCTTCCAATGCCCCGCAACGAGATGGCAGGGCCATGATTGATAATAACGGAGTATCAAACTTACCAAATGTCGAATCCGCAGAGTCGATAGAAGTCGAACTAGAACTCCTGAGTTCTGACATGACTCCTATCCCTCCCAACATAGAGAAAAAAATAATTACCCCAATAAACGAATATGCTAAAATCTGGCATGAATCCGGGAGGCGGGGCAGTCCCTCTGTGGAAGGTTCGGAAGTTAATATCTCTCAAGTTTTTGATGCAGATTATTTCGATCCCAACTCTCGGCAATACGGAGGGACATATCACGATGGAGGAATAACATATGCAAGGATTAAAATAACTAAAACCGCCGGAGAGGGATACGCGACCTACCGATTTAGAGATTTTGAATTATACCAGCTTGATGAGCATTCGCAAAATCTTTACTTCTATGCAACAAGCGACCACTTATCTACTGCGGAAAACTCTCCATTTTTTCACTTGGGAGGGCTGTCTATAGACTCCGCGACCTTGGCGGATCTTCAGCCCGACAGCATAGAAGGTGGAGAAAAAATATCCTCTCTTACCCCAACTAACTGGAACGTGGTTGGCGAAGTTGCATTCAAAAATCTTTTTGATGGGAGAAAGGTCTGCTTAATGAATGCGTCTAGCGGTATGGACGCAGGAATATCCACAACAATGACTGGGCTTGAAATCGGCTCAACATATAGGGTAGACCTCTCTCTAAATCCAGTCAGAGAAACCAAGTTTTAGTATTGCAATTTTAGTTCGGGAGAACCTAATGCGACTGCTGGTGGACAAGACTATGCAGTTGTACAAAAGAGTTCCACTACTGTCTCGGGGACTTGGGATGACGTAACAAACCTTCTGCCTGCGCCAAGTGAATCCCTAAAAACGGGATACATAGTGCAGCACGGTGGACCATACTCGACCAACTATGAGGCAGTAATTTTTGAGGATACTGAAACAGACTTTTCTTGGACAAACGCAAGAACCTTAGCTCGACGAAATGGTTATTCTTCAGACTTGGCGGTGGTTTTGGTTCCGGAGCAACAAGTCGCATTTACCAACCTAATCAATAAGCTTAATGCTTATTCTTCGTACGCCTTTTATATTGGCCTAACAGATCAAAGAACGGATTTTATTAAAGGATTCTCCCCCGACTCTGTAAAAATAAAAAGCACTGCTGGAGAATGGCTCTGGATCGAAGGCACTCCACTTCACGTAGTCAATAACACTCCTCAGTCCCTCCAGAGAGACGCAACCTCATACTCTAACTCTCCATATGGCGCTACTATACAAATACTTGGAGATAATACAGACGAATCAGATTTGAACTCATATATTGTCCATCACAAGGGCTTGCACCCCGGAGATTACGCTTTTGAATTTATGGCTGAAAGCGAAAATCATGAGATAAAAATTCATGCAGTCCAACCTCCCCTAACAATGGGAATTTTTGAAGCAGCCAATAGGGGGAAGCTTGGCCTTTCCGACTCACTTGGCTATGGAGATACTATCAGTGTTGAAAATTGCATAAGGTTGAACAGGATTTCGGTCTCCAAGGAGCTTTCTCTTTGGACTAGACACTTTACGCCCAACCCTTCCTACAGATCTTCCGTACAGCTTTCGGGAAATAATACTGAAATGGAATTCGGAGACGGGTATACCGAAATCCGCCCAAAAAATCTGAACTCAGTAAAGGTTGAAGCAGAGCTTAATTTCGATAATAGAAAAGACTCGGAGATGAGAGCTATCATTCACTTTATGGAAAACACCCAAGGGTTTAAGAAACTAAAGTATAGACTTCCATCTCCATTTAACAAGCTACAAAGCTTTACTTGTGAGGGCTTCTCCCACACATACAACGATTATGACGACAACTCTCTTAGGGTAAAACTCCTCAAGGAGGATGCCTTCATACTGAATCGGTTTAACGACTTTTTAATGCCTCATCCGGGAGATTGGAACGCCACAACTCCATACTTTGAGGGGGATATATGCGTTCACCAAAGTATGTCTTCTATTGGCGAAGTAGACTCTCCTACATCTAGGGCATTTTACTATGCAATGTCCTCCAGCCAAAACAGGGAGCCTAGGATGTCCGCTCGATACTGGACTAAAGATCATTTTTTCTGGGCCCCCTCTTTAGGGAACTCTATTAGCAGAGAGTCGAGACACAAGGAAAGCTCAATGGAAAACGATTTTGTCGCTAGAAATAGCGATGGAACTTTCCCGAATTTAATGACGCTGGACCTAGCCTTTGAAGGTCGAAGTGACTTCGAAGCAAGGGCCATTATGCATTTCTTAACAAATAAAATGGGGCATCTCCCTTTTCTTTTTAACCTCCCTGATCCTTATAGCAATCTAAAAACAGAACCCTTACGCGATAATTCCGGGCTTATGCCTGTAGTTTCAGGGTTGAACTTCAAGGAAGGTGTAATGTTAAAAGGAGCCCCCTCCTCCATTACCTTAAAATGGCCTTTACAAACCCCCTCGGGAAGCGCTAACCCCGGCCACGAAATTTTACTTAAGAATCAAATAATTACCGTCTCAGGGCTACCTTCTAATAAAAATCGTCTTTACATCAATAAAGCCACTGTTGTGAACGGCACAAAAACGCTTGAAGTATACAACCCATTTTACTCAGTTGAGGACATAACAGGAAGGGAGTTGACAATCCACGTCCAGCAAAAGGCCTTTTACTGCGACAGATGGTCTATGGAATACGTTTCTTACGACAACAACACAATCAATGCGACGTTCAAGGAAATTGCCATTGCCACTGATCTCGTTTCTGAATTTATTGATGTAGAAATTGGAGATGATGAAAGTAATCAATATATAGATCTTTCTTCTTATTAATTTAGTATAATGTATGGCAACAGTAAGGAAATCAAAAGGTTATGTCGAGGAGGTTGATTTTGGGGAAAAAGTCTCGGGGTATAGCTCTTCTGGGGCAATTCCCTTTAATAACGCCTCCAACATCCCGCTTAAAATCCGTGCCTCTATTAATGACTCTGGGCATGGAGCCTTTCTTGTAGACGGCAAGCGAGCTTTTGAGACCTTCGTCCCCGCAAGAACAAGGTACGAATTACCGATTTCCTTTGCTCCTCCCACGGTAGGAGCCTTTAATGCCACGCTGACCATTGTCTTCAACAACGGATCTACAGCCATAAACGGCGAAAGGTTTCACAATATATCTCTTAGCGGGTCGGGCCAGAACGCTCGGCCACAAAAGGCAAGATTTACCTTAACCGCAGATGATCATCCATACGACTCTAGGAATATAATAATTGATATAGATCAATTTGGTGACGCTGATTATTACGAGATATACTATTCGTCATCGACTTCTGGCAAACTCAAAGCTGAGGGCTACAATGGCACAGGGAGCAGGTTTACCATGAGGGAACTTGACTTTGATACTGAATACGGCTTTACGATAAGGGCTTACAACAAGCATGGATATACAGATTCGGACACCCAATACAAAAGAACCGAGATACATACACTCTCAATAGATATTGGAGGGCTGATCCCAAACCTAAATGTTTCGGACAAAGTTCTCGGGCAAGGCTATAGGATTCATTACTATGAAGATATAGAGCTCAGCATCTTAACTTCTTCAATTATTTATTGCGACAAATGCAACACCCCCGACGAGAGAGCTTTCAATGAGGGCTTGCCTTATCCATACGACACTTCTTATGAGCCGTCTATGCCCGACAAACCAGCCTTTTCTCAAGCAAAGCCAGCTCTAGACACTGGCCCAAAGGTTATGGATGAATCTCGCCACCTTCCATTAACATTACAAATACACGGACAAGTTTTGGGTTCTGGCGGCGTTGGTGGAAATGGTGGTGGGGTCAATATGCTAGATACTAGGTATATAGCTCCCCCTAATCTAAACTCTTCCCCAGATATCACAACATCATTTGACGCCACGGGCAATAAGCCGGGCCTGCCCGGCCCTCAATTCCTTGAGGGTGGAGATGCGATACACATACAATATGATTGCACTTTAAATATTCACCCTACCGCTAAGGTGATGGGCGGCGGTGGTGGTGGTTATGGAGGCGGAATATCTCGGCATTCAGGTTATGGCGTAGATTCGTTTGGCAGGGCGGGCTACGCCGACGCGAATATGGCCACCACCGGGCAGGAAGTGATGGGGGGCAGCTTTCATGGACATAATACTCCCACTCACTATCATGGCAGAGTGGGAGACGATTCAAACCCCGAGCTACTCAAATGGCTTGAAGATCATGCGAGAACTGGCACTTTGGACAATATTTGGGGATCAATAGACCATGGAGCTGCTAGAGTGCCCGATGACGACACCCAAAGCCCCCACGACCATATAGATTTCTTTCATCATTCCGCGACTGCTTGGCCTGCCGCTACTTGGAAGGGTGGGAGCGCAAAAGATTCCATCGATCCAGACACAGGTTCGCAAGCAGGAACATCACATAGCTCTAACCCCATGGAGAAAAGCAACTTCCTAGGCGGTGGCGGCGGAGCTGGAGGACAAGGTTTTGCGGCAGGAGCAGGGGGCAAAGCGGGCAACACCTCCTTATCTAATATACGCTCTCACCAGACAGGCAGAGAAGGCCTCGGTTCGTATAGTGTAGCCTACGGGCATCAGGGGCAAATAACGGAAGGCGCCTTTCCTCTTCAAAGAGGAGACGGAGGAAGTAAGGATGCCCCCGGAGGTCCAAGCGGGCATTTTCGTAGCCCTCTTTATCGAATTCAAAGCCAAGGAATGAACGCTCATTCTTTATCGAGCAGTGGAATTGATCTATCACAATCCGGCGATAGACAGCTATATGCAGAGGGCTTATGGGGTTTCTGGATAAACGTCAATGCTCGACGCGACGGCCGAGGGCGAAGAAGGGTCAGAGCAAGAGCTTACATGAGGTCAGGAAGAGCTATTATGGACATCAGAGGCGGAGCGGGTGGCTCATACGGCAAATACGGGGAAGAGCGCCCTGCAAATTCCAATTTTGGAGGCGGAGACATGATCAATCTCCCCGCCGACAGCCCATCAAGGGATGTCAGAAACCTAGGAATGGACAATTTTTTCAGAAACTATAAAAAAACAGACATCTCTCCTCTCGCTGTCGGGCGGAATAATCCCAGTGGAATTTCCAGAGCTGACGCATGGAATATTTTTCAATTCGAATATATCGGAGGTGATGAAATATCTATGCGTTACAACGGAAAACCCTTGCTGTTAGATATAAACAATACATTTCGACAAAGCTTTAGCGTTGATTATGATGCAGCAATATTCATGGATCGAGATCAGGTTAATGAAGGATATTGGTATGATCCGAGCGTTGTCTCTAATCCCACCTCAATTTCTTACTCCGGAGGGCTGAGAGTTCAATTCCCCCCTAATACATTCAGGGGTTACAATAGCGGTGATTTAGGCACGATAGGCACTATCAAGCCTCATGGCTGGCCGGGGAAAGCTATTGTGCTAAATGGCTTTAATGTGTCTTCAAATGATGGAATTCCTTGGGCTATTGGGACCTGCCACAACAACAACATCTGTGGCCTTGTAACTCCGGGCAAAATACCAAGATTGAATAAGCGCGTTGTGGGCAGTACTATATATAACAGAGAATACAGAACTTTTTTCTAAAATGGCAGAAACATTTCCAATAAATACACTAGATGTAAACGCTTCTATCTTTGATTATAAGCCTGATACGCTCGTAGAATTTTATGAAGTAAGAGTCAAGAGAGCAGACACTATAAATCAAATAGACACTTTTAGATTTCATGCAGGAGTAAACCAAGAGGGCGTAACAAGGCAAGGCGGAGAAAAGGTGCATGGGGTAAAATGGCAAGGTAAGGTATACATTTCGGTACCTCTGGAAAGTGAGGGGTTTGAAGCTCGTGGAGACGGAAGACTTCCTAGGCCTATAATTAGATTTGCAAACGTAGAAGGCTTTTTCTCTGCCGCAGCTGCAGAATATGGAGATTTCATAGGGGCAAAAGTTTCGAGAAAAAGAACTTTTGCTAAATACTTAGACGCTGATAATTGGCCAAAGGTTGACGGAAAGCACATGAACCCTATGACGCCATCCGGAGAAGGCGACCCCAATTCCCACCTTCCGGACGACATGTTTTTTGTGAATAGAAAAATGTCAGAAAATAAAAACCTAATAGAGTATGAGCTGGTCTCCCTACTGGAGCTAGAAGGAGTTTACTTACCCGCAAGGCTTGTGCTCTCAAATTATTGTTCTTGGATTTACAGAAGTCCAGAATGCGGGTACGGTCATAATACAAGTTCTGATGTTCTTCAAGTAAGAAAAGGATTGCCTGTTGCAGACAAGGAAGACAATCCGCTGGGAGATATGGAGGGTTCGGGGATTAAAAACGGCTGGAGAGATATAGACCCTAACAACACAAAAACCTATGGAAACAACCAGCGACGTGCATTTGTAGATGAGCTTGATTTTGAGTTATGGAAATCCGGAAGGGAGTACAAAAAAAACCAATTCGTCTTCCTTACCTCAGGTCAAAGCCTAGATATAAAAAGCGACCCCACCCAAACCTCCTACGTTCAAAGGCTTTTCTATGTTTGCCTGAAAGATCACGTCTCTGACTTATCCTCTCATCCATTTTATAATAAAGAAATTTGGACGCAAGACCAGTGCTCAAAAACGGTGAATGGTTGCAAATTGAGGTTTGATCCTAAAAATACAAACCCAGATCCAAATGATAGAAACGAGAGCAATCGGCCTCCATTGGCTTTTGGCGGCTTCCCATCTACGGACAGATATTCATTCTAATGAGGAAGGAATTAAAGGAAGAGATCATTCATCATGCGCATGAGTCTCCTGACGAAGAAGTTTGCGGATTAGTTCTTCAAAAGGATCTGGTTGAGCTTTCTACCGTTAGGTTGGAGAATATCCATTCAAATAAAGCAGACTGCTTTACTATTAACCCTGCGGAAATTCTTAAGTACAATAAATACGGAAAGATCATAGGAATATATCATTCACACCCAAAGACTAAAGCTAACCCCTCTCCATTTGATGAGGCTAATTGCGAAGAAATAGGCATTCCATACTATATTTATAGCGTAAAGTATAATTCATTTTTTTGTGATATACCTATGTCATTTAAGCCAGACCCTTTATTCGAGAGGGTTTATGTAGAAGATATTTATAATTGCCTTACGTTTATAAAGGACTACTATATACAAGAAACTGATTGGCTCCCATCCTACGAGGCAAGATTAGCAAAGAAGAGGAAATGGTCGCTCAACCCAACCTTCCAAGAGCAGGGTTTTCTTGAGAGGGAAGACAAGAGAAAAACCTCCGAGCAGGTAGTAGCGTGGATTGAGAAAAATGATTTTTTTGGCTCTGGAGAAAGAACCCTTACTCCAGTAAAAGATGGAAGCTTACGTATTCACGATCTTATTATTTTTAATTTTTTTGAAAGTTCTTTTTATCACTTTGGAGTCTACATAGGTAACGGGCAATTTGTCCACCATCCTATATTTCAATTACCTCAAAAGTCTAGTTATGAAAGATACCAGAAACAAGTGTATAAAATATATAGGTTAGCTAATTTATAGGGATAAGGATAGTGTATGTTAAAGGTTTGCTTGCATGGTTTGCTCGGCGATAAGTTCGGCTCTGATTGGAATCTTAAGGTTTCATCCGTAAAAGAGGCTGTTCGAGCTATAGAGGCAAACAGTAATTGTCTTTACAAATTCCTAAGAGAGAAAGACCACGAAGGTATCGCATACAAAATTATTGCGGGCGATCCAGATGGCGATAACAGCAAGTACCTAAATGAAGAGGACTTGGATATCAACATTGCACACAAGAAGGAGATTCATATCATCCCCTGCGTCAGTGGGGCTGGAGATTTCCTGATGGGGCTTATTAATATTATTTTAGGAGTCCTTTTGATTGTTGTAGCCATTATTGCGGGCGCTACCGGAATTGGGCTTTGGCTGCTTATTCTTGCGGGAGCACTAATGATCATCGGAGGGGTAATGATGCTATTAACCGACCCCCCTGACACAGCAAGTTACGAAGCATCACGGACTCCATTGCGATACTCAACTGCGTCTTTTCATTTTTCAGGATATCAAAATGTAGCGCAGCAAGGTCTGCCCGTTCCCGTGGGCTATGGCAGAACAATGGTAGGATCAAAGGTAATATCTATGTTTGTCCGCGCGAACCGATACTTCGGAGAAGCTAGCCATGAAGGTTCTTTCGGTATTCAGGTCGATGGGCTCGACAAAAATAATGGATATGCTCCGGGCTTTTTTACTAGAAACACTCAAACAGCCGAAATGAACCCTTTGTCAGGAAAAGCTCCGGCCGGCATGGGTGGCTACTACCCCGGAGAGTTTGGGTCGCGAAGGTCAAATGAGAGAGACGCGGGTTTCGTAGAAGGGGAAGATAAGGTTTATAATTTCTTTAGGCCCGGCTCAACATCATTCAACACCGCCATCGCGGGCGTAAAGTATGGATCTGGATACGGCTTCTCTTCGGATATTGTCTGTCTCGACGACGAAAACCCGGGGTCTCAAAGCATAAGAACATGAATGTACAATTACATGGCGTCTTAGCAGAATCCTTCGGTAAGGATTTTTATTTTTGCGTAGATACTATTGGGGACGCTATTCGTGCTATACAGGCGAATACCGGGTCTTTTTATGATTTTCTAAGAAAGAAGGACAGGGAGGGCCTCTGCTACAAAGTGATCGTTGGTCAAGATCCTAACGGCGAACCAATTGGGTGTGATGAACTAAGCACTAAGAGAGGGCTCTCTGGAGAAACGTTGCACATTATCCCTGTTGCCCAAGGAGCGGAAAATTTACAGGCAATTTTGAACATCATAATCGGCATAATGCTTATTGTTGCTCGTATTTTTATTCCGGGAGCGCAATGGCTTATTGTCGCAGGCGCGCTAATGGTTATGGGAGGGATTATGCAGTTAATAACAAAACCTCCAGAGCCCCCTGCGCCCGGAAGGAGGCCGACGAGTGTATCAACCACTTCGTTTGCATTTTCCGGTCCCGTAAATATAATGAAACAGGGGAGTCCTGTTTGGCTTGGATACGGAAGGCTTAAAGTGGGCGCGAATGTCCTATCAACTGCATATAGAAGTACTGGATATTTCTCTGAATATGATGTTGGTGGGGTCTCCGTTAGAACTGGAACAGACAAGAAGGGGAACCCCATTTACTCTACCGAAGAAAAAAAATCCAACTTTCTCCCTTCTCCCGGAGATGCATCCTACTGTGTTCCGATTAATTGGGTCGAAAAGAGCCCTAAATACGGAAACATTTCAAAGGAAATGCCCGCTGACGAAGTAGGAAATACTACCGACGAATCTGCTTCGCCTAAGACCCCGCCTGCCGGTCCATTAATTTTTCCCACTTGGAATGCATACCTCACTGGACTAGGATCAATGTTTAACATTAAGGAAATTAACAACCAGTTATATTTTGTTGATGCAGACGGAAATACCGTTCACAAGAATCTATTGCTTCCGTCTAACCCGAGTGAGAGCGACAAGCAGGCGGCAATCGAAAAATGGCTAGAAACTAGAGGGTTTAGTGCGGCCGGTAACAAATTGCCAATCTACGACTCCTCTACGCCGCTCCTTTTAAGTAGAGAAAAAGTCTCTAGGGAGGGCCCCGCTGATTCTGAATTTGCCCCAAGATACCCAAAGGTTTCATACAGTAAATCCAGCTCCACTAGCGGGGCTGGTGTAGAATTTGAAACAGTAAACACCATTGGAATAAATTGGACTAAGCCCAGCAGTAACGCAAAGGAGGTAGTTGGTTACAAGGTCAAGGCTTGGCCTTCTCTCCAGTTTCAGTTTGCCATCGTATACAACAAAGGCAGCTCTAGTCCAGCCGCAAGGAAAATATATGAATCCACCCCCAGTGGGTCGGACGGGTCAAAATATTTTGAGCTTGACTTTGTTCAAAATCAACTTGACTATCCCGATCTCATGATCCACTCTGCTACAGCGGTGCGAGCGGGCGAAAAACATGCTCTCCACGGAAAAGCGCTAACTCCTAGCGATATAATGCAGCTAAGCGACAAGACGGAGCTGGAGATAGGCCTTGCCTTCGATCAGTTCTACAATTATACAAGTTTGACAAAAGTTGTTGCAGACTTTACTGTATTTAAAAACACAGTCGCCGCCGCTGGTTTTGGAAATGTTGATTACAAGACTTACGATTCCCCGGTAAACTCTCTAGAATTCGGCGCAAATACTCAACCCGTAAACTGGCTCAAATTAAATCCAAGCATAACGCTAGGCTCCCCAACAGCCCCATATGAAAATGTCCCTGTCTACTTCTGGGGAGATAACAGCGGAAATGCCGCCGAGTATGATTATATTGTTAGCAAGCAGTTAGGTAATTTAAATGCTGAAGACAAGAGTTTGGCTGAAGATAAAGGGTCCAACAGCTTTGCCTCAGGGTACGAATTCTTCTTAATCCCTATCCCGGCCACTCTCCCCACGGGTCGACCGAAGTCTAAAGAGGTATATCGCCCCAAAGAGTACGAGGTATTTTCAGAGGTAGACAGTGGAGGAAAAAAGCTTTTCGAGTATAATATATTAGATGACTCCATGTCAAAATCCCAACTCTTAATAGAAGACGATACAAAAACTCTTAATTTTAAAATTTTCATGGACCCTGTATTTATGCTAAAGTTTACTGTTACCGCTCTTTTGTCTGACGGCACAGAATCTCCGGCCGCAGAGGGAAATGCCGACGGAGAGACTCTAATTTTTACAGATAAATCCCAAAAAGACTTCAACCTTAACGCTAACTTCTCGGACTAATGGCCAAGAAACTAGAATCCACTGCAAACCTAATCGTCCTAGACCTTATTACGGAAGGAGAAATAGCGGGCCTATGTGATCAGAACGGGGAGCTAGTGTCTGGCCGTGGAAGACCCGGCAGGCAGGGTTATTTTGACTCCAAGGGGAAGCTATCTGGCCAGTACGACAAAATGACCGGGCAAATTCTCGACGAAGAACGCTCTTCCAGTAACCCATATCGCTATAAAGGGATATACTTAAATGATACGCCCGTAATAACCACTCCTAAGGGGCCTGCAGCTCTGGGTAGGGAGCAGGTAAACTTTAGGAGATTTTATTCCGAGATAAGGTTTGGGCATCAGGACCAAAAGCCGTTAAACCTAATGGGTTCGCAAAACACAATCTCAATTCAATCTAGGCTTATAGGCCCTCTCGCCTCAACCTTTTCGACTTCAGAACAACTGTCGGAAAGCTCCAGTTCAGTATTCCATACAGTAACAAACATAAACGTAACAGAGGTAATTGTCAGTGTTAAAATAGATCAGCTCTTCAAGGTGGAAAGTGTCCATCAGGAAACCTTAGGAGATATGAAGGATTCCGAGATTGAGTTTTTTATTGAATATGGTATAGAAGGAGAACCCCTTAGGAGTTTTCGAGGCGAAGATCATGTCCCAAGCGAATATACCCTAGGTAAGGCCCCTATAAAAATTAAAGGCGTTGCCACTTCTCCATATTTCGTAGATTTTGTAATTAGAATCGGTGATCAGGACTACGACTCAGGGATCACAGGAAAGCCCGTTAAAGGCCTTAGTAATCCCTATAAAAAACACCGAGTAATTAAGTTAACCAGAGCAACCAGAGAGAAGGACCCCGAGGAAACCGCCAGCGAAACTGACGACACCGCAGACCATACCCGATCAATGTCGTGGGAATCTGTGGTGGAGGTAATACCCGAGAACTTCAGCTACGCTAATTCCGTAATTGCGGCCTCCCAGTTTGATGCTCGATATTTTAGCAGAATCCACGAAAGATCATTTGATTGCAAACTTCTAAAGGTACCAATTCCAAATAACTACGATCCAGAAAATAGGAGATACAAGGGGCATTGGGATGGTCGATTCTCTACTGAAGACTATTCCCCTTGGGAGGGGCAAAAAGGGAAATACTGGACAGACAACCCCGCGTGGATATTTAATGACTTAATGACTAACCGCAGGTATGGCGTAGGAAAATTCCTTGACCCAGATTTCGACCCTGCCGCACAAGTAGACAAGTGGAACCTATACGAGATATCAAAAATTAGCGACGAAATAGTATTGACCGGATCTGCTCCTAGGCATGGATGGACAGAGTTTGTCGATTTCACAAATAATCTTAAAAAGAAATCTGATAACTACATAGAGTTCACCTTTAAGGGGAGCGGCGCCAATCCAAATTTTGAAGACAAATTCGGAAATTCTGCTTTAGCTGAAACCCCAAACTTAAAAGACTACGCAGGCCAAGAGCTTGTAATCAAAACATGCGATGGAAACATCTATAAAAGGAAAATCGTTTCCTCCTCAATAAAAACAACTACAAAATCAAGCTCCAAATCATTCCCCCTTTATGCTGCAGGGGAAAGATCCGGCTCAAATAAGGGCATATCCTCGCCAATCACAATCGGTGGCCTTGAGGGCGGCATGCTCAAGAATACTGGTTGCGACACTTCTGGAAGGCAAATAAATGAAGTGTCAGATCATAATGTCAATAGATATGTCTACGAGCAGCACTGGGTAATGTTCGCATATATTGGGCACGGAGATCGCTTGCGAGGAGTAAAGCCAACTCATGGAAATGCATTCAGCGGCAATATTCAGCCCGCGACTCATCCTTCGGGTTTTGCCTATACCGGAGGAATATCTGAGACCTCATCGTCCACAATGAGAATCGAGAATGGAGACTTAAAATATACAAGCCAAAGGGGCTCTGGCTGGATTAGTCCTAAATCCATTAACAGACAGGTTGGGAAGGATAAAAAAGGGTCTGTCATCCATCGGAGCAGCACGTGGCCCGGCAACAACACTGAAGACAGGTTTGTGGGCCCCGCAGAGGGTGCAGTTGGCACTGGCGGAGGGATTTGGTGTTATGCATTTGAGTTCGATCTTGAAGGGTTTGACAAAGGGACTGTACAAGCGCATCTAAAGCTCAGAAGCGACAACGCTGCATATATCTCTACGAACGGAAGAAACATAAAGAAAATTCCCTCGTCTTGGACAACAGATAAAGATTACCCACTCCGACCGCAGGATCTGCAACCGGGACTTAATGTCATCTACCTCGCTTTAGAAAATTCCGATTCGGGCGCCGTCGGCACTGGCGGCGGATCGAATTCGGGGAACTTGCTTGGTTTTCAGGCAAAGTGGTATGGCTCCGGCGGAACAGGCAGCCCAAAGGCAAAAGTAAGTGCTACAGGAGACTATAAATCTTTTCTTGCAACTGGAGAGCTTGACCACAATTGGGCCTTGTCTTCGAATATTGTAAACAATTCAGCTCTAGGACCTCCGGCCAATTTTGGCCATAGACCAAAGACCTATAATTTTGAAAGAGGTAATTTTGCCGGATGGGGAGCCCCTTTTCAATTCCTTAGCCCCAGCCCAACAAAAATACTCCCCGCAATCCCTAAAGGTGACTATATTTTTATGCAGACCTTTACTTTAACGGGAGACCCAGCAAAAGCTTCAATAAAGTTTGATGCTGCTGCGAGAAATTTAAGACCGGGCGACTCCTTCAAAATTCAAGGTGGTGCATGGGGCCCTTCTGCTCCTAAAGGGTGGCCTGTTGGCGCAAGTCTTCTGCCTGCAATAACAGACAATGCATGGGTTCCTTGCGAGTTTTCTGCTTCAGACTTGGGGTGGCACAAGGGAGTTAACACACTATTCATACACCTCCATCTAAAAACAGATTATAAAATTGGGAGCCCTCCAGTGGGGAACAGTAACGCTCTTAGCGCTAGAGCTCCTTTTGTGCCCGCTATTGGTATCCGCGACATCAAGATAGTTGATACGGACGTCCTCGGTTACGAGCAAGAGGCTACAGTCACGGTGGACGGAGGGCTTCTTGAAAATGAAATGTCAGGCGCAGACGTATGTGGTGAAGCGGCAGTTAGATTCCAAGGCGATTATGAAGTGGCAGAACCAAGATTCGCCTGTAACATATTAATCACGGACAAAACAGAAGCGATAGACCTCCTAAAGGAGATGGCATCGGTCTTTAGGGGAATGCTTTACTTCGCGAACGGAATGACCTTTTTGACTACAGATATCAAGAAGGAGCCAGTAACCTTGTTCACGAATGCCAACACCCAACATGGGAATTTTAGTTATAGCGGGAGCCCAAAGACCTCTAGGCACTCGGTTTGCCTTGTTAGATACAACGATAAAGAAGACGCATTTCGACCTAAAATAGAATATGTAGAAGACCCCGGAGCAATTAACAAATTTGGATATATAGAGAAAGAGGTAATAGCTTTCGGATGCACGTCTAGAGGTCAAGCTCGTCGGCTTGGCGAATGGGCTCTACTGACAGCTCAATTAGAAAGAGAAGCAATTAACTTTAAAGCTGGACTTGAGGCGTCTTTTCTTAAGCCGGGAGATGTATTTAAGGTAATTGACAAAAATAGAACAATCAAGCGTTTCTGGGGAAGGGTTTTTGACGTTGAGACGGATGGGAAAGACTCTGCCATCATAACTCTTGACTCTAAAATTCAAGATAAGCTTTCTCATAAAAAACTTACGGTAATTACACCCAAAAAGAATGAGAACGTTAGGACCTTAGATGATCTGGCGGCTTCTAGGCGTGGCAGTCTAGATCCCGGACTTAGCATGGAGGACATTGCAAATTCCAGAGAAGCGCAAATCACAACTTTTGAATTTGACCCTGTTTCCGACAGGTCTGAAATACTAGAAATCAATCAAAATAAAGTGATATTGAACCCTTCCTCCATGATTACTAGGATGAATATGGGCGAAATGCAACACGGTCGCTTCGGAAAATGGGATGGCTCTAAAAATTATAAAAAGGGCGAACTCATCAAGTACAAGGGGATTTATTATGAATGCATAAAGGACCACAAATCCTCCATGCCTTATGGGGGTAAAGATGCTTATTGGCAGAAGTATAAGGCGGTTGACATTCATAGCGTATTGCTTGAGATACCTGTCGGGTCGATATGGATACTTGAATGCGAAGATGAAAACATAAGCACGCAGAGCCATTTGTATAGAACTTTGCAAGTTAAAGAGGCTGCTATGGGAGAATTTGAAGTAAGCGGATTAGAATACATTCCAAACAAATTCGACGTAATTGAAAAGAAGGCCAAGCTAGATCTAGTTAAACCGCTCCCAGCCTATAGCTACTATGGATCATTGCCGAATGCATCTTTAGGCATTGAAGTCAATACCGGTTAATAGCCATGGCCCTATCATCTACAATTAATTTATCAATAGATAATGATTTTGTCGTAGAGGCTTCTGGGCTCTATACCTATCAAGTTTACTACACCCAGAACAATGAATCTACTCTTGCTGGAGAATTCGACGCGTACGATAGCAATCTTTCCTTTGATATTTCTGGAGTGTATGGAGATATTTTTCTAGATGTCTACTTTGTTTCAGATGGAAGCGCATCGATTGTTTCCTCCAAAATGTTGTTTATCGATTATCCAGTGGAAGATATTTCCTCTCCGTATGTAGTAAGCGATTTTTCTATCCTAAATCCCGGCGGCGATAGCAATGATATTACGGTGGGCGGTACCATCTCCAACCCCGCAGAATTTGAGAGTCCAGACGTTAAGATTTCTTGGGATACTCAATACCCCGAGGGGCATATTAATTTTGGAGACATAATCTCCACAGACTTTGACTTGTCTTCAGATTATGGATTGGATGCGTTTTCTGTGAAGATTCTTGATAAAGATGGAGTTTACGTCCCAGATGAAGCTCTCAACTTTTCTTCCTCTCTTTCTTCAGACATTAATCTGACCTTAGATAAAATCCCTGTAACTGGATTCATTCCCATTACTGGTACGGAGTATATGTATGGGTATGTCGATGTTGAGACTGCGTTAACAGGAGTAATCGGATATACGACTGGAATTGTAGAGACGAAGGTAGTTGAGATTCAGGAGACAGGAGTTATTCAAGAGCTTGTTGGAATAACTGGATACGAAGAAGAGTTAATTCCGGCTTATACAGGCCTGAAGCAAAAGTATAAAACAATAACGGGAACCTATTTGGACGGCTATACAACCGGAGAGCCTACATACAATTATATTACCAAATACATAGAAACCGGCATACTTCTCCCAGATCTTAGCTACCGACCTTCAGGGGTAATAGAGCATATTTCCGGCGCAAGGCTAAATTACGAACAAGGGGCGGGGCAAGACCCCAATCTCGCCAATTATATCTCGGTTCTAAATAACGGTTATGGGGTTGGGCAAACCGTCTCCCTAGAGACTGGTAAAAATCTTTCCAGAATCTCATTTTACAAGTTAGCTGCAGACGATGACGATTACTTTGAAATAGACCTTTACATGACTGCTGGAGCCCCAGATAGTCAAGGTTCATTTAAGAATTTCAATCCAATATTTTACTCAGGAAGGCATAAGGCATCCATTTCTGAAGGCTGGAGACATATTCATTTGCCTGCGATTCGACCCCCGACAACAGGAAATGAAATTTCAGGGGTAATGGGCAAGGAAGATTACACCTTTTTTCTATTCAATAAATCTTCGGGAGAACTTAAAGTAGCGCAAAGCACAGGGATATCGAGCAATGAATCTATGCTGGAAAATGCCACCCTCGCAGGCTGGACGAATCCCTTAGGAGAGGTTGAGATTACTGGGTTAAACGCTTACCAAAGCCTAACCGACCTTGCATTTTCTATTGACTACGGAGCGATCCCGACCGAAACTATTGACGTAATAAATCCCGTTTCTGGACAGATTGTAACCGGATATGAGACGGGTTTCATTCCAGTCTATCATCACGAACCGATATATATAGAGCGCCCGCTAACTGGGGTTGAGACTATTTCCGGAGTTGTCGATTATCTCTATGGGATAACTGGGTACGAAACTGTTTGTGATGAGACTGGAGTTGTTGGCACAGGAATTATCGATTTTTATATATCGCCTATTAACTTCTCAGTGCAACATGTCACCGGGCATCTAACTGGGTGCCTTTCTGAGAGTACTATTGGTCTTAGCGGAATCACAGGCGAAATCAGTGGAGTTGTACAAGAAATCGTATCCATAACTGGATATGAATCGGTGTTTAGCGGGATCGAGGTCAGTGGTATTAGCGGATACACTACGGGGGTTATATCGGAATTATTTGAGCTTGTAGATCTGAGCTACTCCTATGAGTCGCCAGTAGTAGAGACGGTAAATCTTGACACTATATACGGATATGACACAGGAAAGCTTTCTGAAGTTCCTTTAACTATGCAGTCTGGTATAGTTGCGATACAGGTACTTCCTACGGGAGAGCTCGTCCCTCAGTATATTACTTCTGGAATTGGGGAGCTTACTGGAATAGAAGCCTTATACGACCCTTTCGACTATACAGGAATAATTCAAGAGGAAGGGTATACTGGCGTCCATTTTGAGAAGTATGGTTATTCAGGTTTGACTCCTACGGGGTATATCTCTGGATACACTGGATACATGGACATCTTTTCCGGTTATATTGTATCCGGAAACACAGGAATAACTTACGAGGAAAACGTTCCTGTTTATCTTTATCAAACAGAAGAAGTAGAAGATGGATTTGAAACTGGTTTTGTTGATGAATACATCCAATACAATCCCTTGCAAGGAGTAACCGGCTATATTACTGGAGTTACAGGCATATTAAATTCTGAAGTTGAGGTTACTGGGATAATTCCTTTGGTAGGGATAACTGGGACTGGACTAAAATCGACTCCATATGTGACGGGCATCGAGACAAGAGTAGTAGGTTACGAGACTGGAGTGACGGGATATTTCGAAAGCGGTCTTTCCAACGCTGAATTCCTCTCCTCCTACACATCTACATCTCTAGACATTTCCTACAACACTAATTTAGAAATATTCGGGTATCCTAATAGAACCTTTGGAGTGGAAGTTACGCCCATAATGAACTCGGGGGTCTCCATCGATTCTGCTCCCGACCCTGCATCATTTTACTTAGACAATAAAGTTCCCACTGTAACTTACTCAATTTTAGATGGAGAGCATAACAAGATGAACCTAAGTTTTCAGGTTCACAATGGAACTTCCTTAAAAATTTACAGAATGTTAGAGGAAAACTATATGCAATTCGCAGACCCCAGCGAATTTGAAACCGGATTAGGCTCAAGTCTGGTTGAATATATAGACGACCCACTGGATTTGTTATCTGACCTCCAATACAAGCCCACGGGGAAGAAAGTAGACTTTAATGTAGATCCCAACCCCTCGAATCCTTACAGAGAATTTTATTCTTTAGTTTTTGATGGTGGAATATCCCCTGCGAAATGGGAATTGCCTTACAACAAATTCGCCCTTACAAAACTTGTTCCGGAAGACGATTTTGGCACAGGCGTGCAAAATGGCATATATTACGACCAGTTATTGCCTAGATCCGTAGAATCATTTGCAAGCGGTGTGGTAAATCAGTTTTCTGGATATGTATATACTACCGGAATGATTCCTCAATATTACGAGAGCGGGATTGGAAATGTGGTTAGTTTTCCGGCTTACGATCCAAGCTGGACAGGAGAAGGGCATGGGCCTCAAATGACTCACCAAGTAGAAATACCACTTTACGACTATACCGGTCTGGGAGGCGAAACCGACCCCGTATATAGAGTTATTACTGGATACGAGACTGGAGAGGCTCTTTCATGGAGCTCGGGATATCAGCGTTACGAGAGTATTATAACGGGTTATGAGACAGGATTTATCCCCTCTGGCGTATATTCCCAAGTTTCGGGGCTCGCGCCAACAATGATTAACTCTGGGACTTACGTATCTAGATCAGACTTAGCTCCATTGAAGGTTGATGCGTCAATCGTCAGTACATCCTTTGAGGATTTAAATAGCCAGAAGGATATGAGGTTCTCTTGGAGGGTTACGCAGGTCCCCCTTTCTCTTCAGTTAGATCAACTCTCTGGCGCGGGTGGATACGATGAAGATTTGAACGTACTAAACAGCCTGCACCTAAGGGGATTTACATATGGATTCTGGGACGCGGAAAAGTATTCTTCATATTCCGACTTNCTAGAAATGACATTAGTTTCTGGAGAGCATATAAGAAACTACTCAATCAAAGGTGAAATTGAAAAACAGACAACCCTTACCTACGCTCAAAATGTGCATTTCTTTCCGCCAAACGGCTCAAGAAAGGTGGGATTTTTTGTTCAACTAAAAGATACATTTGACGAACTCGTCGACCAAAATTTTTCGCTTGGGTATATCCAGCCACCTATNATTAGTGGTATAACTGTAGATAATACAACACCTAGACAAATAACTTTCAATTACGATGTTGTCGATGAGCTTGAATACGCATATGAAGCTCCATATGNGGACCTCCTTAGCAGGGAGATGGGCTATCTCGACAAGGCAGACGCCGATATGGCATCTGATGGCGATCTCGATGTCCTTTCGAAGGTGAAGTCCGGGCAGGTTATCCGGAGTAAAGAAGATAAAATCTCAAATTTGAGAAAAATAGAACTTTACTCTGGAGTAGAGCCCGGATTTGCCGTCGGTAGCGGTTCTTTTGCGGGAAAGGTTGATGGAGTTGCAAGTAACGCTACTGTTTACCCATACCTACCAAAGAAGACAAGAGAAAAGGACTATTATTATAAGTTTCTTACCTACGACCACTTTGGTAGTGGATATCTCTCCGACCCAGTTAAGGCGACGGTGGTCGGGACTAGAGCGCCCACGGGGATTAAGCCGTCAAATATTAAAATAGTGGAATAGGCATGTCTACGATAATAACAGGGTCAGATGGCTTCGAATTCGAAGAGGCGATTATACAATTCGAAGGCGACGAAAATTTCGACTTCTACAGCGTAGAAGTAAGAGAAGAATGTCGATGCTGGGCGCCATACTCTTTTGTGATCGCAGGAACAGAACCTTCATTCCGGTTTCCAATTAAGAATACAGGCGAACACCTCATTACTTTAAGTGGCTACATTGCTGATGGACAAGTTTTCTCAGAGCAAGTTCAGTTAAGGTTTTCCGGCCGGGAAAGCGATATAAATGTTCTCCATAAAGACTTAAGGGTGGGAGGCGATTTATACATTGATGGCGAAATACTTTCTAGCCTAGTGCTCGGAAAAGATGGAGATCTTGATGTTANAGGCACCTCCCTGCTTAACGATCTAAAAGTTACTGACCTAGTCGTAACTGGCTCGCTTACGTCTTCTGGGNCAACTACAACCAATGACTTAGTGGTATCCGGCCAGACGCTAATAACTGAAAATCTTATGGTATCTGGGCTTACTACATTAAGCGGTATTAGTGTTATTGATGGGGTTATGGGCGACTTGAGTGTCCAAGGGAATTTAGATGTATCGGGAGAGTCNACAATGCATGGCCTGATAGTTTCCAACAATCTAGATACATACGGCAATCTAATGGTTACGCAGGAAACTTCCCTCCACAGCTTAAACGTCTCTCAAAGCGCCAATATAGAAAACAACACCACTATTGGCGGCAACTTATCGGTCACAGGAGATATATCGTTCTTTGGAGATATGTGGGTGGACGGACAATCTGTTCCGGATTATATAAATCAACAAGTCCAAAACGCTAATACTGCAGCTGATCAGGTNACCCCAGCAGAAATAGAAGCCTCCAAAAGAGAAGCTATTAAATATGGTATAATATTCGGATAAGGTGTAGTATAATATAGGAACAAGGAATATGATACAGAATACGGTAATTGAGCAAGATTTTACGGCCATTATATCTGGGGACGCTTCATCTGCAAGCGTTGGATTGTATTTTTGTAATGCAACTCTTTCGCCTGATTCATTAACCTTGTATGCCATGCCTAGCGGGGCTCCGCACGACGACAGCAATACGATAATAAAGAACCTCCCGATCCAGCCTGAAGATACTTTTTATTTCGGAGATGAAAAGTTTATTCTGAGCAAGGGGGATGCGATAGGGGCCACCGCTCTTGTGGGTGGGAGGATTACGGCCACGGTCACATCAATTGAGATTTAATTGAATGCCTTCATTCATCCAGAAGTACTCTAGTACTCCGAGCACCGGAGAAACCGTACTAACATACGGAGATCAGGAAATACTCGGAGACAAAACCTTTTATGGTCAAACCCGAATCTCCGGNAGTCTTTATATTGATGATGAGGCTGTCGCATCTGTCCCTGATCTAGCGTTGGTTAGTGGATATATAGATGCTCGATTGCAAACTGTAGAATCGGACCCAAGGGAAGAGCTTACTACTATGGTTATCCCTTCTGGCGCAGATGGCGCGGAAATATTGTTTGCAGAGGTCTATGACACACCTCCCACTGTCTTTGTTAGCTTTAGATCTAACATGGCAGCTTCCACACAATTTTACGCAACAAACGTTTTCGATGTCACAACTTCAGGCTTCGGTGTATTGTTTAGTAGTGATGTTCAAGAAGAAGGTCACCATTTAGACATCTCGATCAAGAACCTGAACTAAGTGAATGTAGCCATAACAATAGACAATTCCTATTCCTTATTTGCGAATGGGCTGAATCAGAACATTCTATTTCTCTATTGGCTTATTAGGGATTTAGGATATAACCCCTTTCTTGTCGACGTGGGGAACCCCGATGAGGATCCAGAGTTTGGGGTTAGGTATTTGGATAAGGGCGCAAGAATAATCGGGTTACAAGAGTTTCTTGCAGAGACCACCTCTACAGATATTCTGCTCATGCCCGGCGCAGCCCTTCTTGACGAGCATATATCTTTATTAAAAAAGAGAAACAAGAAAATGAAATCCGTTGTAATTCACTACGGAAATCTGTTTTTTGATGACTTGCAAAAAATCGTTTTCACTCTTGGCGCTGGGCAGCAAGACGACAACTCGGTTACTTACTATGAAAGCAACATGGANGAGATTTGGCTTTCTCCTCACTATCAGTTCTCTTCCTCTTATTATGAATTAATGCATAGGACGAGAGTTAAGGAGGTCCCTTACATCTGGAACCCCGCAGTTATCGATAAAGTTCGCGAGAAAAGAGACATGGCCTATCGTCCCAACTCTTCCCTCAAGGTCATTGGGGTAACTGAGCCAAATATAAATTTTTCAAAAAATTGCTATACAGCCATCTGTGTTCTAGAAAAACATTACAGATCTTATGAAAATAAATTCGATAAAGCCCTGATATACGGCGCAGAATGGCTAGCGAACAGAGACCTTTTTTCTCAGCATATCGTGCGAAACTTTGACCTCCCTCATGAAAAGGACAAAATTTTCTTCCTCAAAAGGTTTCCGCCTGACGAAATGTTCATTGATGATGAGGTTAACTTAATTCTCTCCCATCAACACTACAACGGGTTGAACTATGGTCATATGGAAGCTCTATACCTAAACTACCCACTGGTCCATAACTCTCCAGAGATATCGGATGCGGGGTATTATTATGATTTATTTGATATTAACGCCGGCGCCAAAGCCTTGGATGAAGCATTATCCTCTCACGACTCCTCTTTGAATGAGCATGCGGATAAGGCAGGGTATGCACTGGGTAGATATAGCCCCAAAAACCCAGAAGTGCAGGGCCAATACGTTAGCCTTCTAGAGGGCCTGAGATGAACATTGGTCTCGTAACTAATTTAAAGAAAAGCGTATGGGGAAGCGGGGTTTTCCAGAACGCATTTTTCCTATACGATGCTTTAGAGAAGGCCGGGTTTAATTGTCGCTTTTTGTCTCTGGAACGCCCAGAGAAAAGAATCCCCAGAGAGTATAAGATGACCTCCTTGACTAAGGGCATGAATGGTGAGTACGATCTAGTTATTATGATCGGGGAGCCTCTAAAAGAATCGGAGATTAAAAGGTTTTTCAAGCAAAACTCTCGGTGTAAAATTGTATTGCTTCAGCTCCTGAATAAATACAATGAGCACGTATTCCATTCCCTGCATAAAAGTCAAACCCTGCCAGAAGAGGTTTCCTGCCTTACTCACGAAATCTGGACCTCTCCTCATTATGCCCAATTCATCCCGTACCTAGAAAACATATATGGCTGCGACATCCCGGTTAAAATATGTCCATACATTTGGGACAGTAGGTTTTTGAGCGAAGAGGTTTCCAAGCTAGATAAGAAAGAAGTTACCCCTAGATTTAAGCCGGAAAACCAAAAAAGAATATGCATCCTAGAGCCCAATGTTAATATAAGCAAAGCGTGCCTCCTTCCTCTTTTGACGTGCGAAAAACTTTACAGGGAAGACCCCTCTATGATAGATTGTGTCTCCATATTTTGTGCGTCCACGATAAAAGGTAATAGCTACTTTATAAATTTAATTAAAAACTTTTCCTTAGTAAAGGATGATCGAGTATTTTTCAATAGAAGATGGAATACCCCATATGCACTAGGAACATTCGGAGGGACTATCGTTTCTCATCAAAACCTTAACGATCTCAATTATGTTTACCTAGAAGCACTGCATTTGGGCGTTCCGCTTATACATAACTCTGAGCTTTTATCCGATCAAGGTTATTATTATCCAGAGTTTGACGTGGATGCAGCAGCTAAAGCGCTTCAAGATTCGATTTTAAATCACTCGACAAATACGGAGGTTCATTGGGGTAGGGCTACGCACGCCTTCCACAAATTTAGTGTTTTCAATGAACTTAACGTAACAAAATACAAACAATTAGTAGAAGATCTATGCAATGAATAAAGATAAAGTATTTTATACTGCATTTCACAAATGCGCAACTACATCTCTAGCCTACTTCTTTCATGATCTAGGATATAGAGTTTGCGACCATGGAGTTTTTCAGCCAAGCGCCCCGAAGAACTTTAAGGGTATATGCTCCGGGGATTACAGTAGAATGATTGCAGCTGCAGAGGAAAACGATGCATTCACGGACTCCCCATGGTTTCTTTTCTATGAACTATTTGATAACTTATATGATAATGCAAAATTCATTCATGCGATCCGGGATCCTGAATCTTGGTACAAAAGTTGCCTCAAATACTTTAAGGACTCTCCTGCTGCCCCTATAGACAAATTTATATACGGAAATGATGTCGCAGCTTCAGTCGAAAACAACAAAACTCTTTGGATTGAAAGGTACTTAAGGCATAATCAAGAAGTCTTGGATTATTTCAAAGGAAGGGACAACTTTTTATTAATAGATTTTTTTAATAAAGAAGGAGTTGAAGACGAAATTTGCAACTTCCTTGGTATAAACCGAGGGAATGCAAGTATTCCAAGAGCAAACCAAACCAAACCCCTTTCGCCAACCCCTTCCCTAAAGGGAGTTCAAGGAAGGGTTCAAAATAAGCAAAAAAGGTTCGCAATCTGTCAATTAGGTGACAAAAAATACATGTCAAAATGGACAGAGTGCATAAGTACTGTATCTGACTACTGCAAAAAGTATCAATACGATCATATTCTTCTCGAAGAATCGATAGATAGTTGTGACCCAACATATCAAAAGCCTAAGTTTCTTCTGAGGCATATTGATAAATATGACTACGTAATGTGGCTTGATGCGGANGTGGTAATTGCCAACGATGCGGTAAGGCTAGAATCCTTTGTTGATGGATATCCAGACAAAGACCTTATCGCTTGCGAAGACCCCGGAGGATGGTCGCTCAATGCAGGGGCGCTTATCTTTAGGAATTCCCCATCAACAATAGATCTCCTTGAGACGTGGTGGAGCTATCGAGATACTGGATTTCACGGAGAGGACTGGAGAACTAAACGAGAGGGTATTGGGCTTGCGCACGACCAAAGCACTCTTATAGCCTTATTGGGGGCCGATGAATGGCTGGGGCGGTGCGATCCAGAGGTGTACGAAAAAAGAATCTCAAGAGATAGGTACCATATATATTCGCTAAAAGAAAATAAATTCAACACTCATCCAAAGCTTTATTCCCCCGGAGATTTCCTTATTCATTTTATGGGGTACTCTTCCGACAGGGTCGTCCCTCACATTTCTATTTGGCATGATGACTATAAACAGCGATTTGAGCCAAAGATAAACTGGCTATTCCTCTCGTACCTATGTTCTAAATTGACTCCAGATGGATATGGAGACCACAATCATTTAGACCCATCGGAAGCTCTTTCTTCTGCGCTGAAGCCTCTAGGAATAGACTTTGAGACCTCTCTCCGCAAAAAGCTAAAAGACAACAAAAAGCTTGAAGACCAGTGGTGGGCTACTGGCAGAGAAAAAATAATAGATAATTTCTGCAGTTCTATAAGGCCGGGCAATAGGGCGCTCTTTTCCTTAATCTCCGAAGATGTAAGCCCCTCCTCGTATCTCGTCGAAAAAGAATCTATGGATATAGTTCGAATAAATGGATCGAGCGATCTTGCTATCTTGACGATGCATGATGAAAAGACGAGGAAGCACGGAGTTGAATCAGAGAATAACATCNTAAGCTACGCGAATGAACATGGCTTTGCTGCGTATTCCTCTAGATCTAACCCCTTTCCCGCCATTCATTCATGTTGGGCAAAATGGAAGATTATGGAGAAATTCCTTGACAGCCATGAGTATTTAGTATGGATGGATGCAGATACTTTAATAGTAGACTCAGAATGGTCTATAAAAAGTATAATCGAAACCCATGAAGACTTTGATATCTTGCCTGCGAACGATCTAGATACCAGCGTCTTTGTGGTTAAATGCACTGACAAAGGAAAAGATGTAGTCAGGAAAATGTGCTCTTATATAGATGAAGCATCCCCTGATGACCTTTCCCTTAATTCGCATATCCATTCATTAAATGATGATCATCGACAAGCCTTCAGGGAGAAAAAGGCAGATAGGATATTTAGTATCACTCTCGGAGATTCCGATGCAAATGTCAAGCCATATGGTTCAATATACCTTGGCAATATAGATCGCGTTATGTGCTCTCAAGCTCATTCATATTCAAAGGCTTGGGCTATTCACTTCTCTCATTTCTTCGACGAAGAGAAGTTCGTATTGATGAAAAATTTCAATAAAATTATCTCAGAGGACTAGAAAAGTGTATATAACGGTATGGCTAAGCAATTCAAAGCAGACACCATTCGCGTTAGTGACAATATAACACTAAGCGCAGCCGCCGGCGATCTTAAAGTCGGTGACAACCCAATCAATAGCATTCGTAGGAGTGCTGTTAAACTCAACAAGTCGCACATCGACTTGCAAACGAGCAACCGCAGAAGTGCTGTTAAACTCAACAAGTCGCANATCGACCTGCAAACGAGCNNNCGCANAAGTGCTGTTAANCTCAACAAGTCGCATATCGACCTGCAAACGAGCTATCGTNGCAGTGCCGTAAAGCTNAACAAGTCGCANATCGACNTGCAAACNAGCAANCGNNGNAGTGCNGTNAAACTCAACAAGTCGCATATCGACCTGCAAACGAGCTATCGTCGCAGCGCCGTAAAGCTTAACAAGTCGCACATCGACTTGCAAACAAGCCTTCGTCGNAGCGCCGTTAAGTCCCTCGATAACGAGGTTATGGCAGGAAACGTTGCAGTTGACGCAGGCTCGGAAACCAAGACATTCGCCCACGGAATGAGCGGTACTCCAAATATCGTAGCGAGCTTGTCTTCAAGCTCTGCCAACGCGCAGATCTATGCTATGCAGCAAACCAACGTTGGAGAGACAAACGTAACGTTTGTCTTCTCGGAAGGTCTTGCCGCAAACGATACTGCTGATGCTCCGCAGACTTGGACAATTAAGTGGATGGGCATAGTCGACGGATAATCCGTTGATTCCATTCATTGCTTAAATATTTTGAAATACAGGGGGGTGACTTCGGTCACCCCCTTTTTTTGTCTGTAAATAATATCTCGCGAGTGTACTATATAATATGTCTGATGATCCATTTGAAGCTTTTAAAAAGTGGCGCAATCTAAACCCTTTATCCAAGGACTTGAGGCCGCAAAGAGGTAAATCTAAACCTAAGAGCGATCCTCATACTAATGATTACAAATCAAAGCTTTTCAAGAAGCTAAAGCACCGCTCTAAGTATATCAATATGGAATACGAGGAAACAAAGGAGATATTTGAAAAGGCTCGACAAGAGTGCTTAAGCACAATTATGGTATTTTGCGAAGAGAACCCCGACCGAGAGAGCCCTTTAAGGACTGAAGAGAAGAAGAAGAAAGAAGTCNCCGAAGAAAAAAAAGAGATGTTTCAATCTGAGGAGATTAAAAGCGTCTATAGGCAAGTAGTATCTCAAACTCACCCCGATAAGCTCGGAAATGAGTCGAAAGAATTTACAGACGAGATGACTGAGTTATATATGGCCGCCATAGAGGCCAAGGAGCAGTGTGATTTCCATGTTCTCATGGATGTCGCTACCGACCTACGTATCGAGGCAGACGACCTCTCTATGGCTCAGCTAGAGTTCCTAGAGAAAGAAATAGACGAAAAGGAAAAAAAGATAAAGAAAATGCGAAAAGACTTTATGTGGCAATGGTATCATGCGAATACCAAGCGCAGACAAAAGCTCATCGAGATGATCTGTCCGCCTAATAAGTCCCAGTCGGAATAAGTGCAGTCTCGTCTCCCGCCACCTGAAGCGGCATGGCTTGATACATATTGTAAGACCTAACTAATTGATCTAGCAGCTCTTTGGCATCTAACGCTTGATTCCTCAGGGCCTTGGCTCCCTCTATGCCTCCCCCTCTTTGACTGCCAGTAGAACTTCTCTTTATGACGGTGTCCCCCTCTTGAATAGAAACCCAATCCCCAGCAGCTATTGCAGAGCCTGCAGACGTTGACGAAGTGGTTGCCGTTGAGGCGGCCATTTTTCTAGATTCTTTTGTGTAGTAATCGCGAAGGTATATCTGAACCAGTATTGCCTTTTCTTCAGCTTTTATAGGCGGGCAAAAGTCAGCTTGAGAATCAACACCAAACGAAGTGTGTAGCAATACGTTCATCTGCCCGACGTTAGTAGACAGGTATCCAGATATTGTAGACTTTAAGGCTGCCCTTTGCGCTACCGCTGCATCCCACGATGCAGCCTCGCCAGTAACATAGTCGAGTTCGACATTTATAATGTGCTCGGAAAGTTCGTCTATGTCGCTAGGCATCGCACTTAAGTCCTAGATGTCTTTCTAATAGATTTCGCTACATCTGAATCTGGATCGACTGCGGGCTTCAAGGGCGAGCTCAGAGTTCCAATCTTAGCGGCATGAAAAGCCTTTTTCAGCTTATTCCTCAGAATAGGCCTAGTGCCGGATGGGAAAACTCCCGCCCTTACTGCCAATGCTTGCATGTCGGTAAGATTCATGCTCGCAATTTTTTCTTCAAACTCATCCTCATCTTCTGTCTTGAATGGGTTAAGCCTTGAAAGCCCCACCGCTTTTTCCAGTCTTTTAATCTCCGCAACCTTCTCTTCTTTAGTCTGGTATGCGGTATGATCCTTTCCGTCCGCGAACTGCATAGGCTTTTTCTTAGTCGATTTGCGTTTTGCAGTAGTCTTCTTTGTGGGTTTGTTTGCCATAATTTCCTTACTCCTTTTTCTATTATACCCTATATACACAAAAAATCCACTCGTAATGAGCGGATTTTTTGCGAAAGAATGATATTTGAGAGAGCCTATGAGGCTGCGTCAACCACCATACCGTACAGAACTCGGTTGTCGAGAATCATGCGGCCCTCTTCAAGCGACCCGTAGTAGCCGACCTTTTGCTGACGACTCACGAATTGGTCATCGGGAACCAAGGAAAGCTCGGACCCATTATCAGCGTCGGTTGCGACGGCACGGACCATCATGTCTGCACGACTGCGGTCAATACCGAGAATGAAATCATCGGCAGCATTATAACTATAGCCAACAAGAGGCTTGCCTGTGGCCTTTACGCCTGTTGCGCCATTNGGAAGCAGATCNNTCCAAACCTTGGTGTACTTAGCANCCGGACCCAACTCAAGAGTTTCTTGAATGTTAATGCCGTAGAACTCAGGAATTCCGCCGTTGCTGTAGATAGCATCACGCATCGAGTCTGTGGCAGGAATACCGCCAGCAGAGTTGTCCACCGTAACGGCAGTACCGTCAGCATCGCGAGTGGCAATCGGATTGTAAGCCATTTCACGGAGGTTCTCAACAACTTCTGGGGAAACGAGTAGATCTGTGATTCCACCTGCTCCACCTACTGGTGTGCCGCCCGTCCAAGAAGTATGAATACGCTTGGAGAGAGTGAGCATCTTATTGAAGTCATGAAGAATGACGCGACCGGGCTGTGTGTTCTTAAGCGTATGGAAAACGCCATTGGTTTCGGCGTTGACTTGAGCGGTCAAGATCATGTTGGCGGAAGTGGTCTCCATCTTAAGGAGCAATTCCTGAGCCATGCGGGTGAATGTTTTACTGAGGACATCCATGCGAGAGCGAGCAACGTACTTCTTGTCGAAGCTCAAGGCACTGTCCAGACGATATGTCGTGAACTTAAGCTCTTGAGTTGTGGGAGCCACTTGGTTGCTTGGAAGACCGCCGGGAGCGTTCTGACTCCAAATCTCAATATAATCTTCGTCAGTAATGTCGAAGTAGAGGTCCAGAGGAATGCTTGGATTGTCGTCGGCCGTAAAAGACAGCGTCTTGAACATGTTGCTCAGCGTCGGAGCTTGCTGGATAACTTCAGCGAGCACCGGAGCGATGAATTCGGCTAAAGCCGCTTGAGCTTCGTAAGCAACGTCCCTGTCCTTGGAGGCCATTGCCTTTACTAGTTCGAGCTGTTCTTCGGTTCGTTTTAGTGTGATATTCATTGTTTGGTGATCCCTATAAGTTAAAAGATTCTGCAATTATAGTTCTAGCTTCAAAAGGAAGACTGTACCGGCGTGCACATCTACATTAGATGGTCCTTGTGCGGCGCGAGAGCCAACTGCAAGAACTGTTCCGACGGCGGCACCGCCCTCGGAGGAGCTATTAAAGAGGAGCTTGCCTTCGGGGTCTCCTGCAAGGTAGGCAATTTGGCCAGCTGCAGGAACTAAATTGGCGGCGGTGGCGGCGGTAGATCCGTCTTTTTTCTTGGTTCCAATCGCTCTTGAGTCAAGCATGAAGATTCCCTTCGTTGCGATGGGAACGGCTTGCCCGGGAGAAAGCGCGTGATACTCATCCTTTTTGACGGGATAGCGGAGAAGATTCTCTCCGTTCTCGTCGAACTTGGCAGTTTGACGAAGAGTCATGCCGAGAACCGCGTCTGACTTTTCAGCAGCCTCAACCTTGAGGGGAACCTCAGGGTATTTGTTGTATCCCAGATGAGGAATCGTGTGATTACCCATCATGTAGTTGCTGATGCCATCTTCGTATCCTACAGGGCTCGCGTCGAGGTCTCCTGCGGTCACAGTCACAAATGCTCCTGCATCCCCTTCTCCGGAGTCGTTGAGCTTGTCGTTAACGTCGGCGTTAGCGAGCGCGAATAGGTTGATGACGTCGTGTTCGTCGTAATCTCTGAATGGTAGAAGTCGAATAGCCATTGTATTAGTAGTTTACTGTTACGTGTTCTTTAGTGAACGCTTGTTTAAATTTTTGTTTGAGTGTTAGGTCTTCTTCTGAAGATTCTGCATTGTTGTTTGCGACAGCTTCGCCAGTTTCTTCTGCATTTTCCAATGCGGTGTCCACGACTTGCTCTTCGCTTTCCTCGGAAGTCTCTTCCTGAGATGCGTTGGAAATCTCAGCAAGTCGCTTTTCGACCTCCTGATCAATCTTTTCCTTAAGTGATTCCTCCTGCTTGGCTATTTGCTCTTTACTCTTGTGAGCCCATACTACGGCAAGTTTGGCCTGATACTCGGTAAAGGCCTCTTCGGATTCATCGAGCGACTTAACTTCGGAAGCAAGAATCTGCCGGTCTTCGTCGTCGAGTTGATAAATTTCGTCTACAGCGGCCATCCGGACTTGAAACCTTTCGGCGGCTTCACGAACCTTGTTGTCTTCTTCAAGACTAGTAAGTGATTCCTTTGTGTCCTTCAATTCGGATTCGAGATTTGAAACCTTAGCCTCGAATTCAGCTTGCGCTTTAAGAAGTTCTTCCTTTTCGTTTTTGGCTTGCTCGATTTCTTCGACATATTCTTCGTTCTTTACTTTAATGGCATCACGAAAGATTTGTCCAAGATTCGCAACAGCTTCATCCGAAAAGCTTTTCTCAGACTTAACGTCTTTGAGTGCTTTTGTGAATTCTTCGATGAGTTGTGAATTTTCCATAACTTTTCTGGTGTTTGTTGTTTTTACATGTTCCTGCGAACATTGGGAAATTATTTCTTTATTATTTTTAATTTTTTTTAAAAATTCTAAATTATTTATATTAAAACTTTTACAGTCTGCGTAATCCTCCTCTTCTTCCTGACTCTCATGTGCGCCTATTTTTTCTACGTGTACGCCTTGAACATCTGCGGCCGGATTGGTTGTAAAGCCGATTCCCAAAGGATATACTTCCCCAGACAGTAATCTATAGACAGGTACGCCATCATCAGNTTCTCCAGCCCCTTCATTAGCTCTTAAATATTTTGAGTATTCCTCAATTTTTTTCTCATCTGTAATGATTTCTGCATTAGATAAGTCCTTGTCTCCCAGTGCAATAATATAATCATTGAACCCAACCTCCCAGCTTGCGGAGATGTATTCGTTGTAGTTTTCCGGGTTGTCCGCCATCATTGCGAGCATCTGGGCGAAGGGTCCTCCAGCCATCTTATATAATACTGCGGCCAAGGAAATATTGAATGGGGTGATGGTTCCTGCGACTTCAGCCTTCGACAAGAGCCTATTATCGCCAAAGGTAGAAAATGAACTTGATACAATATGCCCTACTATATTGTCCCTTTCATGCTCTACATTCGTAGGCTTATGAATAAAGTAATCCCCCACCGCAAGAGCAGTCTCTGTATCTATGCCGTCTCCATTTTTATTAAACCTATTTACCACGGCAGCGTTAAAGGCTACCGCAACTAAGTCTAAATTCTGCTCAAGATCAATGTCTTCAGGTATTAAGGGTCTCAATGACTGCAGAGACGCCTCGGTGATATTCATAGACGGGTCATCGATAGATGACGACGCAGTTATTTCCCCGGTGAATTTGGTCTTATACTTGAAAGGTCTTTTCATGTATTTTAATATTATACACGGAAAGATCTGAAATTACACAAGTTTATTCTGAAGAGTGGTATAGTATCGCGGACGGATATTGCTCCAACTCGTGGCTGGCGGATATATCAAGAACGTCTTTTATAGACGAAAGTTTCTCTAGTTCTTCTATATTTTTAATGCATGTATCTACAGACGACTCCCAGTCTTTCTTTTCTTTTGAGCAGACAACTGCTTCGATGAATGTGTCAACCATTTGGTTTTGAGCCTTATTCAATCGTTTTACTGAAAACTGTTTCTTTATACCTTTAGTTGCGTGCGCGCGTAAAGATTCTATTTTGTATACCGTTTCTTGAATATTCTTTCTGCTATAAGAGGCCTTGCCTGCCTGAGGCCCGGTAGTGCCTGAAGGCCTTCCGTTCTGATTGGGGGTTTTCTTTTGGGCTGGGGGTTTTTTTGTAGGAGCAGCGGGAGCAGGCTTGGAATCGATAGCTTTCTCTTTAATATCCCTTTCCTCTTGTGCTCCCGGGGCTTCCACGGCAGGGACTCCGCCAACAAGAGGATTCCAATACCCCTTTTCTCTCTGCTCTGCGTAAAGCTCTTGGGCGGGCGCAAGGTCCGCTGGGCTTGGGTAAATCCCTGTCTTGATGACATCTACGCCTTGCTCCGGAGTTAGTATTCCGATCTCAATTAGGCGAGTGGCGACTCTTTGCAGCTGAACCTCATCCTTGATATCGAGCTCCTCAAAGCGGGCTGCAGGAAACTTCCTGAATCCCAAATTTCTGCAAATGAGTTTTATTTGAGGCTGAATAAAGTCATGAATAAATGCATGCCTCGCTTCTTTTAGCCTTTCTAGGAATATCTGAGCTTTAACTTGGGTGTTGGCGAACTTCTCATTTCCGACAACTACATTTTGCAAGCCTTCTCGAATATCGTTATTGACTATCTCGTATTTGTCTGGCCCAATAATCTTAGAAATATCGGGAATAATAAATTCAGCGTCAGTAGTGTAGTCGCTGACCAGAACTCTTCCCACGCTCTCATTTTGGAAAAGCGCTTGCATCGCCTGAAGATTGTTCGCATTAATCCCACCCTTATCGGGTTCAGCGCCCATAGTAATAAGGAGAATTACATTTTCTATAGTTCTACTTACCGCTTGATCTATCTTCTTTAACTCAAGCTTCCAGTTGATATCGTCCAGAACTGGATAGCCGAATGGAACCGCAAAAGGCTCATAGTCTTGTTTTTTATAGAAGCTATATGAGAGCTTTTCCGGCTCTAAGTCTATATAGATTCCCACGTCAAGGAATGTTCCCTTCTTAATCTCTCCTCTTTTCTTTTTCGGAAGCGCATCAAATATAGCCTTATCCTCCTCGGTAGATGGATTCCTCAGCTTCTCTAAGTCGTATTTTGATAGCAGTTTTTTATAATTTGCCGAAGAGAAGGACGTTTTGGTGTCCATGGCGACATCATAAGGATTCAGTAATACATACTTTATTGGAATATGATTAGCTTTTAATTTCCCCGCCTCTCCGTATACTTTTGTAAGTTTTGCAAAGTCCTTGGTGCTGAATTTTCCGTCTATTCTATATAGAAAGATATTCCCCGTTTTATAGTATTCCCTAAAATATTGATCTTTCAACCCCCACAGGTTAATCTTTTCAAACCACTTGTATACAAAGTTTCTTGCCTTTTCGGAACCTCCTTCCAGCTTAAGCTCGGAATTAGTAAGTTCAGACATAATATCGATAGCATTCTTAAAAATAGCAATGTTTGCATAGGCTTTTTGGCATAAATCTATAGTGTCTCGAATGTTAATGCCGTCAGATCCGTACTCGTAGGGAAGCATGCCTCCACGAATATTTGCATATCTCTTATCCTTATCTTGAAACGATATAGCATTCCTGCGCCCTAATGTCCGTGTCCCTTCTCCGGTCTTTCGAGTATAAGCGGTCGAGCCTGCCTCCGTATAGTAAGGTTGACCCGCTGATTGAGGCTCCGTCAATCCGCCATCAGGCTTAAAAAAATCCTCGATAGGCTTTGCACCATGACCCTTGTCTTGGTCGAATTTGCTCCAGTAGTCAGACTTCTTTGTATATTTTCTCTTTGCCATCGTGAGATATTATACACGAAAGTCAAAGCAAAGTCAAAGTAAAGTTTAAAGTTGACTTTTAATTTACGAACATAGGGGTGAAGGTCACTTGCACTTCTTCCGTCTCAACGTGGAGCATGTCGTAGTAAACTTTTGTCATCCAATTCCCTAGTACAAGGGCGGAGTATAAGTCCTTTCTCGCTTTATCCGGGCCGGTCTGGCGCCTGAGCTCTAGGGGCATGTCAAATGTCTGCGTGCCCTGAGGAGAGGTGGAAATCTGGATTAATGCGCATTCCGCTTTTGTCAGGTTAATCATGTCTGCTTGATGCTCTATGAAATCAATCATCTTTGCTGAGGCGGATTGTTTGTCTACATCGGCGTGCATCGAAAACTTCAACTTATCAATGGGAATCTTTTTCTTTCTTTGAGAGTGGTAGGACTCATCTACAGCTCTTCCTGCAAAAAGAATTCTCTTGTGGTCAAAGTTAGCTTGCAGGAGTTCATTTGCCCTTCTGATCCATCCNCTGGAAGGTTTTTGCAAGTAACAAATCCGCTTGTCTTGTAAATTGTATTGCCTTTTTGCTTCTTTTAGTACGGCTGGATAATCTAAGACATTCGTAAAGTCCACATCCTTAATCTGCCGAATTTTAAGGTTGTCTTTCTTGAAAATAGAACTTTCATTCGCAGCGCTAAGGAACTGGACGCCTCCATTATAGTCTCCAACGATAGAAACTATATTAAAATTATTCAATAGATAATGAAAGTATTTAATATGCTCCCGCAGTGTTGTGCCGGGGAGCGCATATCCATGAACAAATGTAGCCATTCTCTTTTCGTCGTCCAGCTTGAATACCTGCATAGCGAAATCGTCCGAGCTCTCTGATTCTGCCCAGCTAGGATCAAAGGATAAAAGATATTTAGCAGAGGGGTCTCCCTTTACTTCTACATGAGCGCCTTCTCCGTCCATTAATGTACACGCTGCCATCGTAGAGGTTTTGAAGTATCCTGAGCTGTCGTCAGTAAAAATCGCTCCGAACTCTCTGTCGAATTGACTTTGACTCATGCTTGACTTTGCTTGTTTTATCAAATTTTGGTCATAGAGCAGCTTAGGGGCACAATCATAACTAAATTTCATAATTGCTCTTTTAGCTTCCGTAGGATCTTCAGTCGAGCTATTAATCAATCTATCAAACTGCTCATATAACTTATACATATACTCAAATTTATAGCACGCAGAAGATAGCATAATAAGCTTATTGTTGGGCCAAACATGCTTTTCAGAGGGGTCCATCTTCCCCATCTTTATCAACTCCTCTTCCGCCCTATCTAGATCCTCTCTTTCCGTGGGGTTTTCAACAACAGACAAAAACGGAACGATTACCTCGTTATAAATCCTTTNGGGCATCAAGGCGAACTCATCAATGATAATTCTATGAAACCTAAAACCCCGGAGTTTGTCTCCATCCCCAAGGGGCAAAGCACGGATTCTAGACGTCCCGATTTCCATTAGCCATTCGTCATTACTTTTGGTCTTTTTAGTAATGCATTGGGCGAGATAGCCAGCTTCGGGCTTTGCTGCGATGTCTTCGATCTTTTTAAAAATCATCTTAGCCTGCCTGAAGGACTTTGAAAGTATTCCAATCTCTACCCCCTGATTTAATATAGCGTCAAGAAAGGCAAAAATGCCAGTGGTGAACGATTTTGACATTCCCCGAGACCAGACCCCCATAAAGTAATCAGTCTCGAACATGCTCTTGATGGCGAGATGCTGGAAAGGAAAAAGCTTAACCCCAGACACCAGATCAGAAGTAAATGTTATATTGCTTCTTAAAAACTTATACAACTCAATCTTAGCCTCATTCTCATCCAGATAGCCTTCTAGCTGCATCAACTCCTTATTTAATTGCTCGGATCCCTTTGTGCAGGAAACCGATTTACCACCAGCTTCCCAAGTCATTCTGTAGCCTCCAATTTTGTGAAGAATCCTACTCCTCCAACTCCCTCGCAGATCGTCTCTAGTTTATCCCTCAAGAAATCTTCGCAAGCTTTTTTTGCACCCGGAAGCTTTTCCCAGCCAAAGTCATGCACGCACACAACCGCCCCCTTACTTAATTTATGATAAATTTTATGAAAAGAATCAGTTATTGATTGGTAGAAATCGCCATCGAAGAAAGCAAAGGAAATATTGTCTGGATATTTCCCGTTATCTATCTCAGAAAACCAGCCGCTGTTGATGGTGGGCACTTCTAATTGAAAGCGCTCAAATACCCTTAGAAATTGATCTTTAGAGCATCTGCACGACCCCTCGGTATACTGCTCGATGCTAAAATCGTCTTCTTCCCTTTTTTTTGGGAGCCCCTCAAAGGAGTCATAAACGTGAAATTTTTTTTCCTTCTTATGTACATCCAGCATTTTCCTAATAAAAACAGATGTCGTACCAATATTGCACCCTAACTCAACGACGTCTCCTGCTATGTCGTCCACCAGTGTCTTTTCGAGAGAATCCAATATGAACTCAATATGGCGGGGCGTTACCATAGGAGAGATTATAGGAGTCGTCTGCAATAACCAATCTGAAGTTTTTACTTCCATTTTTTTGCCTCAATATAATGCTGGAGATCTACGCCCCACACCTTGTCTTGATAAAACAATATTCGACGGATAAGGTTTTCCGAGTTTTCTCTGTTTCCCGTAAATACGAATTGGCAGCGATCTGCAAATTCATGCATTAGGTCTATCATATTATGCCAGAGATATTCGAGATTACTTTTGTGCTGCCATCGTTGGTTATTGTGCTTATATATATTCTGTATACTGCTTTCTGTAACAACGAATAAGTATCCATTTATATCTACTGCTCTGTTGATTTCCTTTTTGAATCTATCTAAATTCTTTTTGACGGTCAAAGTACTCTTGAAATCGCTCTCGCTTTTCCTGTCGACGAAAGTTAGGGTGTCTTCGTCTGGCAGAGCATAGTCACCTATGTCTAGCTTCTTGACATGAGAAGCAGGGAAAGTTAGGGGGAGCTTCTCCCTAGTATCTATTACAATATCCAGATCCTCGGGAAGGTCAATTTCGAAAAAATCATCTGGAAGACGTTCAGAAAAAAGCGGGGAGACATTAGTCAAATCGCAAACTGCGCTATAGCTCCCATAGTGCTTTTGGTATTCTTCAATCTCAGGAAGCATGCGAAGCTTGAGCTCCAAATGGCTTGGTCCACGAGACCAACCCTTCTCCTCGACTCTCCTCCGTAATAGCTTTAATATATAAGACTTTACCGTCTCGTCCGGGTTTACTTTGCACCACTTCTTTAGTTGAGTGCGAGTGGTAAAATCCCTTGAGAAGTAGTCTTTTTTATTCTTGTAGGGAAGAAGGTCGCCAGTCAACAAGTTGTACCTTGGGTGAAATGTAGTATAATATTCTGCCAGCGTCACGGAGTGAATCTTGACATGCTTCGTCAGTGCGACGTCGGAGTCGCATTGCTCCTTGCATATTTTGCATTGAAAATCCATCAGACTGCATCGTTTTTAGTAATCCCCAAGACTCGGGCTTTCCACTCTGGCATGTTCTCTAGTTCCTCAACCTCTTCTTCGACAGCCTTACGCTGAAGCTCGGCGATTTTAATCATAATCTTCNGTTCCTCCTCAGACTGGAACAGCTGGACTAAATTCAATAAACTAGCATTTTGTTTCTGCTTGGCGAGAATTCTCTTGGATCGATCACCCTGAAGCTTCTGGATGAGAGATTCCATTCTTTTCTCGCATTGATTATACTCTTCACTCTTTGTTTTTAATAGTTCAGCCAAGCGGACGGTCATCTCTTGCTGAGTTTCCGCATCGTCAAACATTGTATTCAACTTGTCCATAGCCTTTGAGATATGCTTCAAGTTTATGTATTCCATACATACGTTAATGTATAGATTTATTTCGTCTGACGTCAAGTCTGGCTTATCCCATGTAGCCCTGATAAACTCAGACTCGAACAGCTCTCGGTCCAAATCGCTAGAGTAGCCATTTACAACTTGCACAAAGCGGGGAGACTGGAGGAAGTTCATCAACTGCTCCACGCACATTCTTTGCTGGATATTAATCTCTTCCTGCTCAAGAGAAACCCCTGCGCAGATATTTATCTTTGCAAGGACCCCCTGAAAAGCCTTTACCGGGATATACTTCTTTGATTTCTCCTTATCATCCAGTCTATCTTTATTAGCTTCTTTTACATAAGCAGCAACAACTAATGAGGCTTTACTCAGTGGAGTGATTTCCTGATCAGGATAAAGCATTGTAGCTATTTGATAAGAATTCAAACCCTCCTCGGAGTATGTATTTATAATAGCTTTATCATCTTTTGTTAATTCTATATCCTCTACAGGCTCAATTTTACTTGTTTTATATTCAAGGTCTTGAGAAAGCATGTATTCTCTAACTGCGCGACCTTCCTTTGTTCGCCCATCAAGAAAGGGGTCATCAAAAACCTTCTGAGTCATTTCGCTTAATTCAGGATACTTGTCAATATTATCCTTAATAAACTTCTTTTGATCTTCGGTTAAGTCGCTCATATGATAATATCCTGCGTTTCCAATATTCTGGCGGCTTTTTTAGTAAATAGTTTTTTTAAGTTTTTTATTTGTTTGTATCCTGCCTTTCTTCCCTTTTCCGTCGTCTTGAATCCTAGGATCTTTGCGACATCTTCTTCGCTCTTATGCTGAACGAATAATAAATCATAAACCAAAAACTGCCTATCCGTCAAAGCTTCTTTCATTGCTCGGTTTAATCTNTCTCTTGCAATTTCTACATCATAAAAGCTTTCTTCAATCCTATGTACTTCATAGGTGTGATGCTCCAATGCCACAGGCATTTTAATATCATAAGCATATTTTTTTGTCTTTTCCCATTTTGCGAATAAAGGGCATTCTGAATCTTGCAATCCACTTGAAGTAAATCCACACAAACTATCGACTGCGCCGGAATTCTCCTTTGTGGGAGCGGCTTGGTTGAATGGGCAACTCAAACAGGGGCGAACAAAGTTGCTATAATAGTTTCTCAGTATATTTTTTAACTGATTAGTAATGATTTTATTGATCCACGGAAGTAGCGGCCTTGATTGATCCCATTGATCCCACTTATTGAATATGTGCGAACGTATAATTTGCGACACATCGTCATAATCAATCCAAGCAAGTGAGGTTAGCGACCACTTTCCTCTTCGCTTTTTAATCTCCCGATCTATAATCGGGAACAACTCCTCGTAAGGAGCGNCTTCTCCTTTTTCTTGTTTAGCCAATGTCGGTGCTCTCTCTTGCAGGCTTACATTCATCTAAAGCTCGCTGCATAGGATCACCGTCGTACTGCTTTCTTGGAATTGAAGGCAAGCCGCTTTTCCGCTCTTTCATAATGTCATTCATAGATTTGGGCCCAGATGCATAAGAGACCTCGTAATCTATCTTCATTTTTTTNGGAATTCTTGCTACAGACTCTTCGGATGCCCCAATATCCTTGGGATCCTCTCTTCCTCCGTCTAGCGACTCCCCGCAAGACGAGCAAAATTTTGGCGGACTATTTAATGAGTAAACGATTGATGACCCACAATTTGTGCAGAACTTATTCATTAATTTATTTTAAAAGATTTTAATTAAAATTCAATTAAATTATACTAGGTATCCGCTTATGATCCGCGCTTGCCTTCTCATAAATCTTTCCACATCTCCATCTTCACAATCAGTGCAACCTTCAAAATCGGAGCCTACATAATCTACTCCTAGTATTCCTATAACCTTTCCATTAAGCGTTTTTATTGGAACGTTATAAAGGTATTTTACGCCCTTCTCCCTAAGTAATGACTTAAATGACTCGTCTGTTACATCTTCTGTTGCATGATCAAATTTTCCAGAAGAGATTAAATCGTGCAAATATTGACTGAATCTAGATACTCTGTAGTCCTGCGAATTGTCTCCCTCCGCGCTAATGCCCGGCTCAACAAATTCATAAGTTGTACTAAACTTTTGCTGACCTCTCCCTGAAAAGTAATGTCCACCATTGTGAAACTCAAATACNTAGGCTCGGTCTGAACCCATTATTGCTTGAATAAATTTCAAAGCCGTATAGACATTCGCCCCTAATTTAGCTTGATTTTCTATACAGTTTTTAGCTTTATAGCTTACTTTGTTCTTCAACCANATCCCGACAAGGGTAGTGACCGCAGACAATAAAGCAGCAATGATTGTGGCAGTAGCAGTATCCATATTCACTTCTTTTTGTTTTCTTTTTTTACTTTTAGTACTTCGTACGCCATGCTGCCAGCGCATAGAAACGCTACGGCAATCATAATATATACGAAGGTCTCCGTTGGTTCTTCATAAGCTAGAGCGGAGACTTTTTTCTTTTCATTGTAGGTTTTTAACTCTTCTCTCGTGATGTTTCCATCATTGTTCTCGTCCAGCTCTGCAAAAACAACTGGCGGCTCAGCTGGCGAAGGATTTACGACAGGAGAACTTATGTGCCTTGACATAGATATGCAGCCTCCAGTAGCAGTAAGAATAGCTGCTGCAAGGAAGGGGTTTATTGCTTTAATCATAAATTTTATCTTTTCTTGCTGGGTATAGCATAAAAACCGACAACCATAAAACATAAATCCATAAAAGATGTAAGTAACAAGCCGCCGGTTAACTTTACTACAACCCAATCGGTTCCCCCGAAGAGCCAGCCAAAGAATCCCCACTTGGCGTTCTCTCCCTTTGGAACTACCACATCGTATGAAATGTTGGGGTTCATCGCGTAATAAAGCATTAGATAACAAAGCGTTAGGGTGATGGATAAGAATAGTATCCTCCGAGTGACTTTTACAAAAGCATCCCCCGCTTGAGCCTTTTGGTTGTCTATAATCGCTAGGGTAAGCTCTCTGTCTCTTGCGGCGAGCATGAGTTGATCCTGACGCTTCTGCTCTAGCCAGTGATTAATTAAATTACAAAGAATCTTGATTCCCGCACCCATTATAGTATATAATATAGGACCCATACATTCTATTACACGAAATAATCTAACAGTGTACAATATTACATGTCTCCAACTATTACAGGATCCCTATTGCTTATTGGTAATGGTCCCTCCGCAATTAAAAGCAAGCTGGGTGATAAGATAGACTCATTTAATGACGTGATCAGGTTTAACCTATATCAAGTAGAAGGTTATGAAGATTACCTCGGAAGTAAGACTACCTTTTGGGCTACCACTGGCCGAGACCAATATCCCAGAAAGACAGATCCTCCGAAAAATATTTTACTCACCCATGGAGGAGCGCCCGTAAAAAGGGGGCCGGGTGATCACATTATCTATAGGGTTCCGTACCCCTTTCACCAAGAAAAAAGAAAGTTAGTACAAGAAATAGCCAAAATGCACGGGCGCGATCCCACTCCCTTTCTCCCCTCCAGTGGCTTATTGGCGATAACATGGCTGTTAGACGTAGCCGAAGTCAAAAAACTAACCTTACACGGCTTTGACTTCTTTTCTAAAAAAGAGAGCGGGCAGCATCACTATTGGGTCAAGGGTTCGTACAGACCCCCAACAGAGCACTATGGAGCTGCGGAAGCTCTAATACTTAAAACGTACGGGAATAAAATAAATCTTTTAGAAGATAAAGCCGAACTTGAGTTCTCCGCTAAGGATCACAGCTGGATCAAACGAAACCGCAATGCTTAAAGTTATCACGGTATTGCGGTCGGGAGGCGAGTTCAAGAGGGAACACGTCGAAAAAATAAAAGCTATGGCCGAGAGGCATCTCACCCATGAGTTCTTATTTATATGCTTAACAGACTCCGCCTTAAAGGAATACGATATCCCCCTTGTTCACAACTGGCCTCGCTGGTGGGCGAAAATGGAGATGTTTAATATTCAAGGTCCTGCGATATTTTTTGACCTAGATACTATAATCACGAGCAATATAGACGATATAATAGAAAGCTTAAAGGATGAAGAATTTGCCACGCTTAGGGACGCCTACCGGAGAGGCTCTAATATAGGGTCTGGCATAATGAGTTGGAGCAAGGATATTTCGTATCTATACCACGCCTTCGAGAAAGACGCTGGAGAATTTATGCGTAAACTTCGAGGAGACCAAGACTTTATACAAAAGGCAGTAAAACAAAATACATTCATACAAGATTATTCTAGCGGAGTTGTATCCTTTAAAGCAGACATTGGTCAGGGGAAACAATATAATAAAGAAAAACATAAAATAGTATTCTTCCACGGCCGCCCTCGCCCTTGGCATCAAGATATTATCGAGTACTAGGATGCAAAAAATATACATTCACCTCGGCTGTCATAAAACGGGGACTACCTCTCTCCAGCGCTTTTTTGTAAAAAATACCTATAGACTTCGTCATTTTGGCTTTGATTATTTACCGACGCCCATAGGCGAGAAGAGAAAGCCTCACCAAAGTGCTCACGGGAGACATTTAGAGCTGGGAGAGTGCGCGGTTAGGGAGGCAGTCACAAAAATTTCAAACCCCAATAAGGCGGGAACGAGAGGTTTGAGTAGAAAAGATTTAATAAAACAAACAAAAGATTACATCGCCGAATTTTTAGAAACAAGCCCTTACGATAACTTCATTTTCTCCGATGAGGGTCTGGACTACATGAGGACACAAAAAGAAATAAACGATTTAGTTGATTTATTTCCGAGTGATTTCGAATTGATCCCCATCCTTACCCTCAGGAAAAAAGAAGAGTGGATAGAATCCTGTATAGCCTACTGGGAAGAAANGAAAATGCCACAACACCCTGCTACGTCTTGGGTGTTCGAGGTAGAGAATCTAACCGAATTATTGAAGGAAAACTTTCCCGAAACAATATTTCTACAATATTCTATAGATATGATTCGCGTCGTTCTTGACGCTTTAGGGCTGCAATCTATTGAAGTGGAGGATGAACTTTATTTAAATAAACGAAAGCTTAGCTCTCTAATTTAGATATAATAAACTTCAATATCTCACTCCTTAAAATATCCTCCTTCCCAAACTTAAAGGCGTGAATGCCTTGCTTTCTGCTCTCCTCGTCATTAAATAAGTCGAACATTGCGGGGAACCCACTCTTTCCATTTATGTCGCTCTGCATAAAGTCTCCGCAGATGATCAATTTACAATTCCTCCCTATCCTTGTGAGTAATGTGGTCAATTCTTTATAGGTAAAGTTCTGGGCTTCGTCTGCGATAACCACCTTATCCTTCCAGTTTGCGCCCCTTAAGTAATTTATAGGTACTGCGGATATTCTACCACTTTCCAATAGCTCCTTTCTAATAGTATTTGTTTTTGGGAGCATTTCCATTAGCTTGTCTTCGAGGGGAGCTGTATACGGATTGAATTTCTCGTCAATATCTCCGGGCAGTGCTCCCAATCCCTTGTCCGCACTCTCAATTACAGTCCTTATGTATAGCAAATCCAAATCTTCTTCAGCACTCAATAAACGAAGCGCCGCGTAGACTGCCATATAGGTCTTAGTAGAGCCGGCAGGGCCCGCCACAAGCATTATATTCGTCTTTTTATTAAAAGCTATAGAGAGGAACTGTTTCTGCCTCTCGGTGAGCTTCAGGGAGTTTACGTGTATACTTTGTGGTAGCTGCGGTATATGGATCTCACACTTTTTGCTTATCTTTTTCGCCATAAGGCTATATCTATATATACACCCAATTAGAAATAACTTCAAAAAAAAATACCATACAATATATGACAAAGGTAAAAATTATGGAGACGCTCTCCGAAATCATGCCCCCTTACGAAGCTACGGTTTGGCTGAAAACGGAAAACGATATGCTCTCCAACCAAACTCCTGCCAGTCTTATATTAGAAAATAAAGATATTGATAAAATTCATGTCGCCATCGAATTTCAATTCAGCGAGAAAATAGATAAAAAACGCAAGAAGAAATGATTATAGGGCCCTACAGGAAAAAGTAGGGATCAAGAAGTGGCAAGACCATCGGTAAAACTCTGATCGTCGGGAGAAAAATAGGGCTGGGATTTTTTTCGACCCGTGCGCATTCTATAGTATAGATTATTGTTTTCATATTGAAGAAAACCACCCCCCCCGACTGTCTCAAACCTATTTGCGCTCGGGAATTTCAAAAAACCGGGGGGATAGGTCAAAATTGTCAAGCATAAAATTGATCTTTTTTTGTGTCTTATCCTTTCAATAGAATTGTGCAAGAAAATAGTTTAAAGTTTTTGCGAAAAAAATTTGCAATCAGATCATGGCTGTGTTACCTTATAGCATAACATTAAACAAAGGAAAAAACTTATGACCATGCAGGAAAAAATCGACGCCGACACGGCAAGGCTTGAATTCAATGCGGAAGTGGCAAGCAAGCTTGCTCGACTCCGGAATCGTGCGCAATCTCTCGAAAGCGTGTGCAAGGATGAAGTTGACGACCACGGCGTTTTTGCCAAAGTATTCGCTGATGTAATGGCTGAACGTTTCAACGAGATCGCAAAGGAAGCTGACAAGCTTGTCTGGATCTTGGCAAATGCTAAAGTTTAAAAAGTAAGAAAGGAAAAAAATTATGTCCGTTAATCATATCGCAATCACTCCAGACGAAAACGAAGAAGCCTTGCAAGAGTTCATCGAAAAAGAAGGTTATAAACTTGTCATCCCCCAACTGGATCTTTACGAATGTGCAGGTGGACACATCTGGCACATCGATGAGATCCTTGACCATATGAATGAATGCTTGAGGGAAAGTTGCCTATAAAAAAACTTCATAAAAAACTTGCAATCCAAGCAAAAATAGCTTACCTTTAAACCATGGATAAAATAAAAAAACTGAAACAGGAACTTCAGCACATCGACTCGCTGATTCCGCACTGGCGTTTCCTCTTTGAGCGGGCAAGGACAATGCCCAAAAAGCACGAGCGGTCACTTGTACTGCTTGAGCTTTTCGACAGGAGAAAAAAAGTTGCGATGGAAATTGCTGAGTTGCAACTTGCCGAGCACAAGGCTAAGCTGCTTGTTGTTCAAGCTGAAATCGCCCTTGCTAGGCAAAGATAGGACAAGGCAATGCTAGAAGCACTTCTAATGATCACATTCGCTCTACTAATACCAATTCTCACCAAGGCTAACTCATGAACTGGTAGCTTAAGTCATAAGTGGCTGACCCACAAGGGGTTACGCCGCGACTGGCGGCATAAGTACTTGGTGTTCAATGAGTTACGAAAGCTCCGTACACATAGCGTGCCAATCTCACCACTTGCACGCAATCTCACCACTTGCACGCAAACACACCACTTGCACGCAAACGCACCACTTGCACCATTTGTGTTTAACGCAACCACGGGCAGTAGAATAAGACACAAACAAAAGTAGGATTGTTTTGCCCGTATGGCTTGACTTTTCGGAAAAACTAGACTAAATTATAGGTATGTTGAAAATAAAAGATATCGTTCGGATGCCCAACGGAAAAGTTGGAGATGTCCAGTCCATTCATGAAGGCAATGCCATCCACCCCGATGGGCTTGCTTGGGTACGCTTCTACCGCTCACAGCGTGGAGCGTGGTTTCGCGTTAGCGAACTGCGACCGCTAAAATGGCTCAACGACTGAGCCAAAAAAAACTTAAAAAAAAATGGTGAATCGCTTGACTTTTCCGCAAAACTAAACTAAGTTTATAGTATGAAACAACAATATAAAGACCTACTGGACAACGACAAGCTTCCCGCTTTCCCTCTTTCCTCGAAGATTTTCGACTTGGGGCGAGAAGCCGAGTCGGTTGCCCGAGTTGCACAGAAGAGGATTGATGAAGAGGGCGAGCACGCCCAAATCCATTGTTCCAACATTGTCGAGTGGATGAACGCAATCGCTGAGAACGCTCAAAAAGCTCTCGACTTTCACTTAAACCAAAACGCCAACAAATAGGAAGGGAAGCAAATGTACATCCTGCAATCAATCGCCAACAACGCAAAATCTTTCGCCAATATCAACTGGCGTACCGAGTCCTTGCCAATGCCATTGCGAAAAGCTGAAAGGCTAATGAAGCAACGCCTTGCCAATGCAAAGGCAACTCGCTACCGCCTCCGCAAAACCAACGCATAATCTAATCGCCATGATAGCCACAAGAAAAAATCCGAACTTCTCAAACTGGATACAAGTGTTTTTCTTCGGACGCCTTGTCGATGAAGTAACAGGAAACGCCAAAGCTTTACGCCTTGCAAATGAGCTTGGGAAAAAGCACAAGCAAACGCACATAAACCATCTTGGCGAAGCAGTAAAGGTACGCTAATGCTAGAAGCTACGCTAATGATACTCTTTGCAATTCTAATCCCGTTCTTGACAAAGTTGGCATGAATCCTGTACCCGAGGAATTGGCATGAAATCTGAACGCTAGATTCACAAGTCGCTGATAGCCAAGGGGTTAGGCGGCGCAGGGTGTCGTAAGTCATTGATACACAGTAGGTTGCACCGCGTAGGGCGTCGTAAGTCGTTGATAATCAACGGGATGCCCGTCTGAGTGCGCTGTTATTTGGCGTTATTTGGCGCGGAGTTCACCAGTGTCCACTGCTGTCCACTGCTGTCCACTGCTGTCCCTAGTAGTCCGCCTACTACCACCTAGTAGCCTAACTATAATCTAAAAAAAAGAAAAATAAAACTTGCTTTATAGGCCCGCACACTGTAGCTTGTACTTATGGAAATTGAAAATGATTCTCTCGCCCGCCTTGCTCACGCCCACGGCATGACCGACCTCGAATTCGAGGAACGGGAAGCTGTGCTTGCTGACATTGCCCAGCAGCAGGTCATCCGTCGCAGAATGGAGGAGGAGGCCCGCCGTGACGAGTGGTGCGAAGGTGCGGGGATTCCGTCTATCGACGAGTTCCCTCCTTTGTCCGCTGAGGATTTGGCCGCCATTGAACGCGATGAGGCCGAGGTTGCTCGTCGTGTGGCTGAGGCCCGCGAGCGTGAGGCCAACACTGACTTCTCAATACTCACTGACGAGGAGATGGGCGGAGACTGGTAGACGTAAGTCCTTGGCCCACAGGGGGTTACGGCCCCCTGCGCGGCATAAGTACCTGATATGCAGCAACTTATGAAAGCTCCGTACAGATAGCGTGCCAGTTTGCTTGGAGAGGGGCAGTAGAATAGTGCAAGAAAAAAAGTAGAATTGTTTTGCCCAATCGGTTTGACAAATCGGGTTTTTGGGCTTATGTTGTAAGTATAACAAATTAAAAAAGGAAAAAAATGATTGAAGTAAGTTACATTCTCCACAACCTAGACAAAAACGGCAAACGCCTTGAAACGCAAAACTTTCTCCGCAAGTGCATAGTGGAAAAGGTAGAATCCATTTTCG